CTTGGCAGTGGTACGCTTACGGGCCGGTGCTGCTGGTGCCGCGTCGCCTGCCGGCTTGGTAGCTGCTGCCTTCTTGGCCGGTGCTTTTTTGGCTGCTGGCTTAGCTGCCGGGGCCTTGGTGCCCGCTGCCTTAACCGGCTTGTCTGCGGCTGCCTTAGCAGCAGCGGTCTTGCCTTTAGCCATTGGTTGCGACGCTGGGAAGTTTTTGCCGACGGTGGTGTTGGTAGCGGTCATTTGTTGCTCCTTGGTAAGTTAGCGGTTAGTTGGAAGCTGCATGTGCTGCATCCATGACGTAACTTTAATCCTTAACGGCTGCTAACACAACCCCCGCACGGCATATAAATCTTAATCACCCCGATAGGCAAAAACTAAAACGGGATAAAGTCGTCCGCGTCGTCCTGGCTTATGCGTGCCTGGGCTGCTGCAATTTCCTCGGCCGTAAATGGTATATCTGCGTCGGGGGACTTAAGGAACTTAACCACAGGTCCCGGCGTATGCTTGGCCCGTATAGGTATGCTAGACACATCCATTTTGGGTGGCGGAACAATTACGTCGGTGGTGCCGAACGCAGTGCCGTCAAAGCATACAGCAAGAATCTCCGGGTACTTTTGATTTGTCCACACGCGCAAATGTGTCGGGGCACGCAGGCTTGTATTCACCAACGCCAGGAGCGTGTCGGTGTCCGGTGGCATGGTGGTGTCGCTGCGCTGCTTCCACCATGCGCGGGCCTTGGCACGCATGTTGTGCTTCTCGTGGTCCGGCGCGACATATTCCGTAAACATTTTGTACGCGCAGTAATACGTCACCTTCATCATTTCGCTGTCGCCCTTTACATGCTTGGTGCACGTAATGTGGTCGACCTTAAACGTCTCTACCACAGGCATATCAGTCTTAACAATGGCCTGGGTGCTGGCTGCTGCCTTAAGCTTGGTTTGGATAAGGAACTCCGCGCCGCAATAAATGCACTGGCGCGCACTGGCGTGATTGTAGGTGTCACACGCCTCGCAGCACTTGACCGGCGCTTCGCCGCCCTTTTCGCCTTTGCGGTTCGGGATAACGGGGTCGTTAATGGGGCCAAGCTTGCGCGTGTTGCCAGCGTAGTCCAGCACCAGACAGTCATGCTTGCCGCCCTGCTGTATGGCCTCCAGACGGCCCTCTATGGTGCTTAGGTCGTAACCCTTGGCGTACAGCGGGCGCGTGCCCCTGCCGAGCATTTGCACCCATAGCACAGCGGACGCGGTTGGGCGCAGCATAAGGATTAAGTCAATGCCTGGGTGGTCGAAACCTGTGGTTAGCACATTGTTGTTGACTGCAACCCGGTACTTGCCCGCCTTAAAGCCGTCAATAGCGTCCTTGCGTGCGGTCTTGCCCAGCTTGCCATGCACTGCAACGGAGCTAATGCCAAACTCGTTGTTTAGCATCTCCGAAATGTGGCAGGCATGTTCGACACCCGCCGCAAACACCAGCCAGCTATTGCGCATTTCGCCGAGCTTAATGGCCTCCTGGATAGCCTTGCGGGTAATGTCTTCCTTGTCCACAGCGGTCTGCAACTCGCTGGCAATAAACTCGCCGCCGCGCTTGTGTACGCCGTCTGTGTCCAGCAGCAGCTCCGTACGCTTAGGCACCAGCGGCATAAGGTAGCCCTGCGTTATCAGCCAGTTAAACGCCGCGACGCCGGTCATGTCGCAGCAGATATCAGTAAAGATGCCGTTCTCAACAATGCTGCCGTGCCCCAGCTTCCAAGGGGTGGCGGTAAAGCCAATAACCTTGAGGTGCGGGTTAGCTATCTTAAGGAACTCAAACAGCGCCCGGTACATGCCTTCTTCTTCGGGGTTCACAAGGTGGCATTCGTCTACCAGCACAAGGTCTATGCGCCCGAACTTTTCCTTGGCCTTAATAACAGACGCAATGCCGCCAAAAATAATGTTCTGCATCGTGTCGCGACGGCCCAGGCCAGCGCTATACACGCCAGCCGGTGCAGTCGGCCACATCGTCATAAGCTTTTCATGGTTCTGTTCGATAAGCTCTTTAACGTGCGTTAGCACCAGGAACCGCTGACTGGTGTACATGGCTAACGCACGCTCCAGGAAGGACGCAATAACAACCGACTTGCCTGTGCCCGTAGGCATAGCGACAAGCGGGTTGCCAACTGCCCCGTTCGAGAAGTACGCGAAGATGCTATTAACTGCGTAGTCTTGGTATTCGCGGGGTGTTAGTTTCATTAGCCGTAGCTCCTGCCGACGGTGTACGCGCTACAACCGGCGAGTTGCTGTGCTTCGTTCAACGCTACAGGCTCAGGCTTAGCCGTGCAGTACCATTGACCGTCTGCGGTGTTGGCTTGGCTGTGCAAGCAGGTGCGGCAGTTACGTTCGGGCATGCGCTTTTGATGGCAAATGCCGTAATGGTTGCACCACTTGCATTTAAAGAACCCAGGCGACTCGTTCATGCGCGACGGTGCCTCGTGCTGCAACATGATAATTGTGCGTGCACGTTCGGTGAACTGCTGGCCGATGCTGCTTTCCAGCGGGATTATTTCGCCATACAATTCATCGTTGTTCTTGTTGACCGCAAGGTACAGCGCGGCAGCCAAGCCCATCTTTTGCATGTAGGTTTGCATCTGTACGTAATGCTCAAACTTAGCACCGCGCACGCCTTCTGCAACCAACTTAACGAACGACTTATCGTTGTGCGTTTTGAACTCTAGCAGCGCAGCGGTCCCCTGTGGTAAGTCGGGGATACCAATAGCCACACCGTCCCCGCTACCGCCAAAGTGCCCGCCAACGTCGCTAATTCGGAACTGCTTGCCTTCAGCGTCCTGCTGGTACACGGTGCAACCAATGGTAAGCAGGCACGCAATCATACGTGCTTCCTCGAGGTGCCCCCGGTTAAACAGACGCAACAGCCTGCCGGTAAAGTTGCCCTTGGTTGCCCAGTGGAAGCCGTACCAGATGGCGCGGCCACACTCGCCGCCAATCAGCGACGCGCCCATGTGCTTACGGAACCCGCTGTCGTTGGGATCGTCGCGGTAGGCGTCACCCATGTGCGGTATTACCCGGCCCAGGTGCCCGCGATACGCTGCGCCCTGGTCGCGCGCAATGGCTTCTTCGATAGCAGCAAGCGTCTTACTTGCAAGGTGTACGTTACCCATATTGTCTACCTTCTAACTGGAAGTTTAAACTTGTCCCTGCACGGTGCGCAAGACCATACTGCGCCATCCTTAGGGTGCTCAACGCTCACAAGACGTTTCGAGTCGTTACCGCAGACCTCGCAATCGCCTTCTATGAACGGTACATTATCCTTTGCTACTTCGGCACTCAAGGAATTTACCTTGGCCTGCAACAGTAGCGCCGCTTTTTCTTCACTTGCTTCAACTTCGTCTGCCATAATTCTCTCCAAATAAAACCCGCATTGCTGCGGGTTTTATTGTTCACGTTAGAAGCTTACTGTTGCGGCTGCTGCCATGGTGGTACTGCTGCGCCGAAGTTCTGCGGCTGTTGGGCCGGTGCCTGCTGTTGCTGTGGCGCGAACTGTTGCTGCGGGGCAGGCTGTTGGAACTGCTGCTGAGGCGCTTGCTGCTGAGGCTGGAACTGCTGCTGTTGCGGCTGGGCCTGTGGCTGTTGCTGCGGCTGCTGTTGGCCGTCCCAGGGTTGGGCCGCTGCCGGTGCCTGCCACTGCGGTGCGCCGCCTGCTGGGGCCTGCTGTGGCTGCTGGAACTGCTGTTGCTGCTGTTGCTGGGCAGGTGGTGCAAACTGCTGCGGCGGTGCCTGGAACTGTTGCTGTGGTGCCTGAAACTGCTGTTGCGGCGGTTGCTGTGGTGCTGGGAAGTTTTGCGCAGGAGCGAAGCCAGCAGGCATGCCCGCTGGTGCGCCGAAACCGGCTGGCGGTGCGCTTGCACCTGCGGCTGCCGACGCGCCGACGCTGGTGTCGTTGATGTTCTTGTACGCGCCAATGTCGTTGCTTGCTTCGTACTCGTCGGTTGCCTTGCGCATCTTGACTTTAATCTTCAGCGGCTTGCCGTGCAGTTCCTGGGTGTCCTGCATGTTCAGTACGTTGACTGCATGGCAGATGGCCGACAATTGCTTGTAGGCGATTTCCTGGGCAATCGGGTTTGCGTTGCGCAGGTTGAGGTTGGCGTAAATCTTACGACCTGCGTACTGCCCATCCATTACAGCGTAACGGCACTTCAGGTATGCGCCGGTATTGCCGGAGGCGTCGGCCTTGGTAGGCTTCATTTCCGACTCGTCCATCATTACGTTATACCAGCCAGCAGGCAAGGCGTCGGCGGAGCCGGTATCGGGTGCTACGGTACGTGCGTCAAATGTCAATGCTGCCATGATTTATGCTCCAAGAATTTTAGTAAAAAGTTGTGTCAGGTTTGGTGGTTCAATGGCAGCTAAGGCACCCGAGCGATCCTTGGCTTCATATTGCATATCCGGTTGGGTTTGCAAGTAGCGGTACGACTGACCGTCCTGCGTCTTGTTCACCCCGAGGCGGAATACCTCGTCAAAGAAATAAGGCAGCTTTACAGCCAGTTTAGCACCCGGCATGGACGGCACATACTTGACCACGCCGGTAAGCTCGTCTTTCATCGGTTCCATCTTTGCAAGCATGCAAACGTTCTTACCGTTGAGGTCGCGGAACATACGAATCGTACGTTCCATTTGCTCGATAAGCTCGCCGTACGCCTGCCGCATGTCCTTGACTGTTTTCTTGGCGTTGGTAAGCACCACTTCGGCAATTTCCGAAATGCTGTCAATGCCCACGCTTTGAAACTGGCGCGCTTCTGCGGACTGGGTGGCCCAGGCGTAAGCGTCCGTCAAGTCCTGCACCGTGTTAATAACAATCACAGGTGCGTTGTAGCAAATGGTCGGGTTGTTGACACCGTGCAAGCGCTCCAGGTTGGCGCGGCGCAGCGACAACAGGCCAGACTCGGCGCTGATGATAACGGGGGCGGGCATGGTAGACAGCAGCACTGTTTTACCCATACCCGCCGCACCGTACACCAGCACTTTAGCGCCGCTGCTTCCGGTGGACTGGTCCACGGTTGTAAATTGAAGGCTCAAATTAACCTCTACTTGTTATGCCGCACAACACGGGTGCGGCGACCGTATTACATATCTTCGGGGCTACGGATGCAGACGAAGGTCGGGAAGCGCGGCTGGTCTTTAACACCTTTGGGGAAGTGCTTAAACTTAATTACCTGCCCGATTAACTCGCCTTGGTGGGCGAAGTAATGCAGCGCCTCGTCTGTGGTCATCTTACCCGGCGACACATTAACAAGCTGCCCCGCCTTAAACAATGCGCTGTCGACCAACATCTCGCACTGCATGCTTCCGACCTGGGCGTTAGGCACCATGTTTTCCTGGTGCCCGCTACGGAACTGCAACCCGCGTTCGTTCACCTGGGCTTCGTTGCCGTTGCGCTGCCCCTCGGTAATACCAACGACGCGGGCTTCCTCTTCCACGAAGTCTTTAATGCGCAACAGCCCGCCTTCTTTAACCGTACTGCGGCCCTGCTTGTGCTTAGCTGTCAGGCTACGAATGATAGTACCTTCGTAACCCTCGGCTTCCCACTTAGCGTGCTGGGCTTGCAACTCGGCCAGGGTATTAACCACAACCATCGGCACAACGCGGCAGTGCCCCGCAACGCCGTATTCTTGCTGCAAGCGTGCTACATGGTTTGTCAGGTGCAGGTAACGGTCCACGTACGGCAGGTCCATTGTTTCTGCGGTAAGCAGGTCGAACACATGCCACAGCACAAACGGCGAACCGTCTATGCGGCGCAATGCGCTGCTGGTGATAGTGCACAGGCGCGGGTCGCGCTCGTCGGCAGCGGCCATTTCGCCGTCCATGTTTTCGTACTCGGGCACACTAAAGAACGCCGTCGTAAAGCGGTTGGCGTGCTTCTTGCCGCTGCGGGCCAACAGCTTACCGCCTGGGGTCAGGCCGCGTACGCCGTCGATCTTAGGTTGCAATCCCAACGGGAAGACAAGCTTCGCTTCGTTGTAATCGCTGGCAAGCATGGCTTTCATTTAACGGCTCGCTTTCAGGGCGTAGTTGTTAGAAACGGTGCCGCCGCCCTTCACAATGCGGCGCTCCATTACAAGGGCGTCGTGAAAGGGCAGGCGAAGCGCGTGCTGGATAATGACAACAATACGCTTGGGGTACAAAATTGTACGCTGTACCTGCACCTTATGCTTTAACTGATTGGTGCTCATGCTTGCTCCTTGCGGTACTTACGATAAAGGGCCATCGAACGCGGCATAACCCGGTCCAACAGTTCGACAACAGCCTGGGCGTACAACTGCGCTTCAATCTGTGCATGGCTGTGGTCGCGCAGGCGCATAAAGTTGAACAGGTTGTGCAGGTCCATCTTATACAACCAATGGGTGTAATGGTTCAGCGACAAGAACAGGCGTGCATGCTCGGGCGCTACACCGCGCTCTATTGCGCTCAGGTACATGTCGTAACCTTCTTGACAGTGCAAGCTTAGGAAGTGCTTAAATTGAGCTTGCTCTTCTTCGCCCAGGTTATCTTCCTGCCCCTGCTTCTTGTTGGCCGCTTTACCGCCAACAGTTTCGGGGATGTACCATTCGGCGGGCAAGGTGACGTAGCGGCCAGACACTTCGTTAATGCCTGCGGTACGGTGGCGCACGAACTGGCGCGCAACGAAAATCGGCAGCTTCATTTCCAGCCAGACTTCCACCATCTCGAACGGCGTGTTATGCCAGTTCTTAATGAGGTACTCGGACAGTTTCATGTCGTCGTCTTCGGTGCGCGGGCGGGTGCTGCCGTCGGCCAGCGTAATGACGCCCACGTCGGTCATGTTAAACGACATACGGGCTGCGTTAGCAGGGTCGGTATCGTGGGCGTCAAACTCCTGTTCCGGGCGGCGCGTAGGTCCTGCAATGTTACGCAGGATTACGAAGCCGTGGTCCAGGACCCGCTTGTAGTTGGGCGAGTAGGTTACTTGCATTGCATGCCGCCTACAAAGCCGCCCTGACGTGCCAGCTCACCGGCTTCCAAGTCCTGCGCATCGCTTGCTGGCGCTGCAATGCTGGGTGCCGCAAACTGCGCCAGGGCTGCGTCGAACTGGGCGCGTGCCTCGGTGCCTTGTGGCAGATGCTCGGTCATGGTGCGAACCAGTTGCTCGCGCTGGCGGGTAGCTTCCACTGCCTGCATGGTGTCTGCAAACGCGCGCTCTTCCTGCACACGCTTGGCGTAGGCGGTAGTGTCGACCTTGCTCACAACCCATTTGTAGTCGAAGTCTGCATCGACGTCGATACGTGCCACACTGTCCACATGGTGCACACGGCCCAGGGCCAAGCCGTACGGGCTTTTATCGTCTTGCACCACAACGATATCGCCGTCCGCCAGCAGGCCAATCGGGGCCTTGTAGGTGTACACCTTGGCCGGTGGCGTAGGGGTGTCCCAGGGCTGCGGCGTGCGCGACGTATGCTGCGACCATGGCACGTCGTTGCGGGGAGGTTGGGCAGGCATTGGCTGCAATGGTGCAGGAGCGCCGCCTGGGCGGCCCTGCAAGAACTCAACCTGTACTGTGGTCATTCCTTGTTGCAGCAGGGACAGCAAGTGTTTCTGTTTCATTTGTATTGCTCCTAAATTGGCCGCGCATCTTGCGCATTGCGTCACGAGCTAACTCGTCACATTTGTTGTTTATGAATAAGCGAGGGGTTCCCCCGCTTGTATGACCTTTTACGTGTTTAAACATAACGGTTAGCTGGAGGTCTTTTGCCAGCGTTTCCAGGTACGACACCAAGTCTGTTTCTTCGTGCGTAATGCGAGCACGTTTGTGCGTGAACGCATCTATTGCAGCTTGGCAGTCCGTTTGCAGCAACACCGTGTCGCCCTGGTCTGCCAAGCCGTACCGACAGGCCATGTACAGCCCGTTCACCAACGCCATCATTTCGGCAGCAATGCTATTGACCACACGCTCCTTTATGCCGCCATGCCCGCCGCGCTTGCCTCGGTCGCTTGCTATCCAGAACCCATAGCCTGCGGCCTGGGTGTCCGGGCAGTACGACGCGTCGGCAATAATGGTCACCCACATATCAGCCTTTGCTGGCGGGCTTGACAATCTCCAGGCTAGGCGCACCCGGCTTGATAACTAACGCTTGGTCGACCAGCTTCTGTTGCTCGGCTGTCAGCTTGCGGTACTCGGTAACAGCCAGCTCCGGTTTATGGCGTATCAACTTGTTAGGGTTAATACCAGCTTCAAAGAACTGCGGTGCCATGGTGGCAAAGACAGCTTCGTCGATGTCACGGGTAAGCTTGTACGTGCCTTTGAACACAAAGCCGTTGGTAAAGGGCGCAGTGTTGGTGCCCTCCGTAGGTGCCGGGAATGCGTGCTTGAAGATTTTAGTCCGCAGCAGCATTTCCGACGCCTTGTCTTTCTTCATACGGTCCACTAGGATATACCAGTCGGCAATATCCTTTTCGGTGACCGCGTTTTCAGGGACGGCAACCATGGCTTACGCGGCGTTGTTCGTGAAAATAAACGGCGGGTTGCCTTCGATAGCTGGGTTGCTCATCGTGGCAGGCTCGGCAGGCAACAGCACAGGCTCGGTCTTGTCAGCACGGGCAACAGCGTCGGCGTCGCTGTACACGCCGTCGGGGTAGCGCTTTGCCAGCTTGGCGCGGTTGTGGTCTTGCACCGTGTCTTCGGTAATCGACAACAGCATTAGCAGGCCGCGATACAGCGACACCAGCTTACCCAGGGCGTCGAACAGCGCGGCTTCGTCCAGCGGCTTGTTGTAGACCCATTGCTTTTTAACGATGTCCAGCACGTCGGCTGCAACAACCTGGAACGACACTGCCATAATAAACGACGGCAAGGTGCCCGGTACTGGCGCGGCGACAATCATGTTGTCTGCGGCCTTGTAGTCTTCTGGCGAAAACGCTTCCAAGTCCCAGCCGTACATGTTCAGCACGGCCTGCACGTAAAAGCGCGCATCGCCGAGCTCTTCGATGATGTTCGTGCGATCCTGCGTAGCAACAGCCAGCACCAGTTCGCCAGCCTCGCCGGAAATGCCAACCGACGCGTGCATCAGGCTTGCCGCAGGGCTGCCCATGTGCTTGAACAGAATGGCGACCATCTGGTCGAACGGGCGCACTTGGCGCGGTGCTTCGATTGTTGCTTGTTCTGCGTTAGGTACGAACATCTGTGACTCCTGGGTTTGCGGTTAAGTGCAACTTGCACACCGTTAATATACCTTAGCGGCTGTATCAGTACAAGCAACTAAGGTACTGATTTTATTAAGAATTCTTAGACGTTCCTGCCAGCCCGATAATCCGGTAGCACTTGCCATGGTATGCGTACTCGGCGCTAAGCTTAGTCTTGTCGACCTCAACGCAATAGCCGCTATCGACAAGGCTGCGCAACGTGCTGTCCATGGCATTGTTAGCGCCCAGGTGGTGCTTTGCAAACGCAGTTACACGAGCACAGCGCATCTGCAAGACCTTACGCGGTATGATGGCAGCCTTCTGCATAGCCTCCGGCACGCCATACCCAGGCGGTACGCCCTTCTGCATGTAGTCCTTGAAAATGGCTAACAGCTTAGCGTCGCGCACAGCGTCGCCACTGCCAATGTCGCCGTCGGCTAACCGCCGTTGGAACATAGCTATGTCGCGCTTAACAACGTCCAGCGCCCAGGCAACATGCGAGGGGTACACTACGGGCACCAAATGGTTGTCTGCCACAGCCAGCAGGGCACTAATACGCAACACCTTTAAGTGTGCCCGGTTCCACATTTGCCGCTGCGACTCGTCGTCGCCTGCCGAACGTATGTGGTTATCGCACTCCAAGTTAAACTCCCAGGACATACGACTTGCCTCCTGGTCCATGGTAACGTTGGTGGTTTGCGTACGGTCCGTAAGCGTAATAGACTGCACCACAAGGCAATGCAGCGCGTTGGCTAAGCCTGGGTCCATGCGCTTGAGCGGCGACTCGTTAAGCGGCGGCCTGTCACCGTTGTACTCGATGATAGTAAAGCGAGACAGAAACCCGTCTTCCATCATGGTGTTGGTAAGGCTGTCATAAAACGTGCCCGGTGTAGTCTCGCCAATCATACTATACGCAACGCCGCTAACCGACGCCACGTTCTGTTCCTTGTTGCTGTACGTAAGCCCGCCGACAACAGACGTTGGCCCGGACTTCTGGTACAGGTTTGTCATCACAGTGCGCAGGCTTTGCATAGCAGCGTCGCGGCCATCGTCGCGGGACAAGCGCTCCAGCTTCTTACCAAACTCGCCAGCAACATTCACAAAAGAACTATTGGCAGCGCATGCCTTTTGCAAAGCAGGGCCAGACGCAAAGTCGGCAAAGTCCACAAACCGCTGCACAGGTGGGCAGGACTCGCGCAGCTCAGCCAGTATGCTACCGATACCACTGTGCATGGCCTCCTTACCGATAGCGGACCTCGCTACTAGCACGATGTACATGTTAAGGCCCGACTGCGGGATCTGGTACGCCTTACCACAAATACCCGCCAACAGTCCCATTGCAGACACAATAGCAACCTCCTTAACCGGGCGCGGTGCAGACTGGTATATGTGCCATGCAATCGCACCAGCCAGCCCAGGCGGCCATTGTATGCCGTCCGCAGGTGGTAGCGGCACGCCTGCACCCGGTGCCGCCTGGGTGCCCTGGGCCTGCTGGGGCGCGGTTTGTGCGCTTTGCAGTTCCTGTATAAGCGATGCAGCCATAGCCCGTGTCTGTTCTTCGCTCGCAGCCTCCTTGCTTTGCCGCGTGCGTACCAACTTCAACGTCAAGTTAATGTAGCGGTCGTCCTGCATAGTCTTAGCCCGCTTGGCGAGGTTAGACATACGAAACAGGCGGCGGCATTGTTCGTTGGACTTGCTGTAGAAGGTGAACATAGACATAAGCGCAAGGTCGGCTTCGGACTGCGACTTGTAACCCAACTGGGTATAGCTGCCGTCGAGGGCCTTGGGTGCACTGTCGGCTGTGGCTATGCACAGGGCGTTGAACTTGCCAGCGTTACCGGCGTTCATAGCGCGCTCTACAATCACCTCGTCGGCCTCGGCTTCCTCAAGCTCTACAAGGTCCAACTGTGCGCCATGGTCGCCCGCACCCTGCCGCAAGCGAATCTCAGCAACAAGGCTTTCTAACTGTTCCTGGCGGTACTCGATAGCATGGCTAAGGATAATGTCGCCAGTGCACACAATGAAGCGCTCTTGGCTGTACACCTCAACGCCGCCATGCTTGCACCCAGCACCAATCTTACCCCGCACCCAAACGTGCAAGCCCTGCATACCCCGGCTACGCTCGGTATAGGACTCGAACAACTGCACAATGCGCCAGAAGTTATCGACGTGCGCTTGCGAAGTCCACTTGGCCGGGTCGGCTTCGTTGGTCTGGTTCTTAACGTCTAAGTCAATGCACGAGTAAGCGTCTTCGGCGCTAATAACGTAACCGATGCCATAGCCGTAGATGGCAGCATACTCGCACGCGTCTTCGAAGTCCAACCATGTCGCAGCGTTGGTGCTGCTACCTGCAACCAAGCGCCCATCGCGCACGCTGCACGGCACCTTAAGTTCGCCCTTCTCATTAGGGCCAGCCAACAGCCATTGAGCATTCCACTTTAACTCTTCGGGGATACATTCCCATTTTACTGTCATAGGTTCCACCATGCGGCCTTCTGCATACGTTTCGTCATACCTTTTTCAAGCATCAAATGCACGCCGTAATCGTGGCACACAAAGTGCCCCGGCGTATTGTCGGCGTTAAAGAGCACGCCGAAGTTTGTGCACTTGAGGTCTGTGAAGAAGGCCGGTATTTGTTCGGGGTGGAAAGCGGCAGGCGTTGTACGGCGCTGCACCAGTAGGCCGCCGCATGGGCTAATAGCGATGCAGGGTGCAAACCACTTGGCGTGTGCGGTGGCCTTAACACGGTCCCAAGTCTCCCACTCGATAATATTCTGGAAGCTGCCATGCTCGGTTTCAAACTTAAACACCATGTTCGGGTCTAACAGGTTCTCATACACCTGCCGAGCAGCACCAGCACCGAGCAGCTTACCGCACATAGTCTGGACAAGCTCCTTGTGCGCAAATGTGGACAGATCACCCGCGCTCATTCTGGCACCTCGTCGAAGCTGGCGCAGCCAAACACAATCACGCGTGCGGGTGGGCGCACTGGCGGGCTAAAGCCATTGCACACTTCAGCAGCTTCGTTGAAGCGCTTGCAATGCAGGCAGGTCTGGAGGACCCCGGCTTCGTCCATTGCATCGTCGACAATAGCTTTAAGCTGCGCCCGCAATACCTGGGCAACGGTGCTCATGTAATCACCTGCAATTCAGCATCGGCAGCAACAGCAAACGTTACGTCGCAAGCGTCACACTCTGTCTCTAGGCCGCGAGGGTCCTTACACCAACCGTCTACCCGAGCGCCGCATGCAGGGCACAAGACATAGTCTGCCTCAACAATAACGACGGTAGCGATAAGCTTAGGGGCGCTCATGACTTCGTTACCAGCAGATTACCGCGAGGGCCGAATACACCAGCGGGGAAGGCAGCAGCGACAGCGTCGCCAGTACCCTTGCGGCGATTGGCCGTCATGGCACGCTTGGTGGCAACAGCAACACGCCATGCTTCCACGTAAGGCGCAACGTCAAGGCGCTCCCACAAGTGCACTTGGTTATTGCTGACCACAACTGGCGGTGGCAGGGTGCCGCGTTCAACCGCATGCTGTACCGCTACACGGCTAACACCAACAACGTCTGCGATTTCCAGGACGGTGGTGTACATGAAGTTAAAGCGGCTTTGTGGAGTGCTGGTGTCTGCCGGGGCGTCTTGCAACGCCTGGGCCAATGTGGTGTTGCAGCAGGTATTTGAGGGGACCATGATTGTTCCTGGGTTAAGGCAAGGGGCAGTGCAAGCGTGCAACTATATATGCAGCTGCTAAGTCAACGCAACCGTTGTTAAGCATCGCGCGCATTGTGGTACACGGCGCGCAACTGTTCCACATGTGCATCCCATTTCTCCATCTCAGCGCGGCGCTGTGCAGCCAGCTCAGCAACCTTGCCAGCCCAAACCAATTCGGCCTCCTTGCGCTTACGTATAGCGTCACGCCATGCCATGTTATGTGCCTCAACGACGGCAGCTTTAGACTTGCGTGTGTCGGCCTTAGCTGCGCGCTCCTGTGCAGTGGGCTTAGGCGCGTTGGCAATTGCTTGTGCGGCCAGTGCAGCTTTCTGCGCATCGTGCAACGCCAAGTGACGCAATACCTTAGCGGGGCTGTCAAGCAAACCTATGCCAGCGAACCCGCTTGTATAGCCCAGGTTACTTGCTTGGTCGTCGCTTAAGCCAGTGCGGTCGAACTGCTCGCCCGTGTGACTTATGTAGACTGTCTCCGGTATGGCTCCGGGCAGTGAGTCGGGGATTGCTTGGCTGTCGTGGAGTAGTACGTCAAACGGTAATGCGGCCATGGTCGTGCTCCTGTAGGTTAATTTTGCGGTATGGGTATGTTAAAGCAAACTTTGGGGAGCAAAAAGTTTTTGTTAGGAAAAATAAAGTGCTAAAAGGGCTCACATTAACCGTTTTAACATTTAACCCCTAGTACCTGACTACAAACTTTATATTCCCTGTGGAAAAAAAATAGTTTATTTTATTTTGTAGTATTAGGTTAATTGGTTAATTTATGTATATAGGTAAGCTAAGTGCTTGTTTTTAAAGGCAGATATCGCCTCCGAAAATTAACCCTGCTTTAACATTTAGGTTAATACCTGGGCCGCTGCCCTATGGCGGGTGCTTTAACCGCCTAAATTTTAGGCAGGAACGCCCTGGTTGCGCTGCCTGGGCGGTGCTATGTGGTCATGCGACACAAGTAGTTGAAGAAAGTTCTTGTGTTGCGTCTTCGCAAACCCCATACTAGATACATCTTAACCGCAAACACAAAGGCAAACATCATGGCAAACGCAAAATTCGTAGCAACCTTTAAGGATGGCACGGTGCTTACCCGCAGCACGGCCCGCACTTATGGTGCTGCGTACATGGTGATTGTAGACGGCAAGGTGTACCGTACCGGCTTCGCCATTACTGCCGACGCTGCCGCCAAGGCGACCAGCATGTTTGCCAACCCTAGCGGTAAGTTTGGCACCTTGCGCGACGGCAAGTTTGTGCCATTCACGCAATGCGTAGTTAGTGTGGAAATCGTAAGCGCTGCCCTGGTAAAATAAATTCGTCGCCCGATGCAAATAGTTCTTGCGTCGGGCCTTCAACTAGATTATATTACGTACATGGGCAGCGCAAACCGCAGCGGCCTCAACTCAAGGAGTTACAAAATGTCTAAAGCAACCGTCACCGTAGTCGCCACCAACAAAGCCCGCGCAATCGTGGCTAACAAGCAACTCAACATCACGCAAAAGCTGTTTGCCCTGTTCGACCTGTTTGGCGCGGGTGCCCTGTGCGTAGCGATGGCCCGCGATGCAGCCGAAAGCTTCGGCCTCAACCGCACCAGCGCAGAGATCGCCTTCTACCGCTGGCAGGCCGCCCGCGCTGTTTAAACCCTCAACCGTACCTGGAGTTAGAACACATGAAACTTACTATTGCCCTGGGCACCACGATTGCCAAGCTGTTTAACAGCATCTGCGTAGCACGCGCAATGATGGCAGAAGCTGAACAGGCCAAGGACGTTGAGAAGGTGCTCCTGTGGTTAGAAAGCGAGTACGAAGCGGCAACCGCCCTGGTGAACCTGGGCGTGCCTGTTGTCGGGTACGAGCAGCTTGAAAAGCACTACCGCCTTACTGCCCTGCTTGCCAAGCACCGGGCAGACCGCAATGCGTAACCTGTGGGGCGAGGGCCTAGAAACCCGATGGTACTGGCGCGGTCGCCTGGGGCTGCGCCGCAACGCCCTGGTGTACGAAGTGTCACTGTACGCTGGGCGTGTGCGCTTGGTGGTTGCATACCGCCGTTTGCGTTAGCGCAAGAAAGTTCGGGTAACACTCGGATAGTTCTTGTGTTACCCGACGTGTGACCCCATAATAAACACATCGCAACCAAACAACCCAGGGGTACATCATGCAAACCAAACTTCACGCAAGCTTCCCAACAACCGCCACCGTCAGTGCAGTTAAAAAAGCACGCGGCGAAGGTCGCCCTGGTTGGATTGGCATGGTAAAAGACGGCAGTGCTGTTATCTGGACTGTTGAACGCAACACCAAAGCCCAGGCCGAACAAGCCGCTGCCGCTCGCCATGTTCGTTTCATTGCGTAACAACCCAGGCCCTTCGGGGCCTTAACTCTAGGAGTAATACATGACCGCCGACCAAAACAAGATCCTTGCCCGCATCCGCAAAATGATGGCCCTGGCCGACTGCAACGCGGCTACCGAAGGCGAGCGCGACACCGCGCTTAAGATGGCATACAACCTGCTGGCTAAGCACAACCTCAGCATGGTGGACGTTGAGAACAAGGCAGCCGAGGGCGAGGCCCGCGAAGGCACCGAAGCATCCTTTGTGGTGTACCCATGGGCACGCAACATTGCATCGGCAGTAGCAAACATGTTCTTTTGCAACTACTACTTCATGCGCAGCCATACCGGCAAGCAGGCGACGCATGTATTCGTAGGCAAGCAAAGCAACGCTGTCACGGCTAGCTACATGGCAGACTTTGTGGTGCGGTCGGTACTGCGCGAGGCAACCAAGCGCTACAAGAGCGCCATTAGCCCCGAAGCCCGCACCTTTGCTGTCGGCGTAGTGCACAAGCTGCGCGCCCGCATCGAAGAGATTAAGAAGGCCCAGGCTACGGCACCAGCAGACGCCGAAGGTGCGGCAATGACAGCAGGTAGCGCCCTGGTACTGGCAGACCTGTATAAGCGCGAGGGCGAAGCTAATAAGCTGTGGTTAGCTGCCCAGGGCGTTGAACTTAAAACAACCACCAGTCGTCAGAAAAGCATCACGGACAGTTCGGCGTATAATGCGGGTAAGGCGTTTGGCGGTACTGTATCGCTCGCGCCCCAGGTAGGCGGCAAAGCCAACTCTACCGTTAAGGCCATCAAGTAACACTAACCCGCCCCTGGCATGCGCTGGGGGCACATAGGAGGCAATATGAACAATGCAGAAGGCATGACGCCAAAGGCTGTTGGCGATCGCGTAGAGGCCACGGCTGCGGCAGTGAACGCTATGAAGGCACGCATTAAGATTATCGATACGATTAAGAACTGGAGCGCCAAGCAGAACGAACCCGGCGTCCATACGTTCGACGCGTACCTGCAAGAAAGCCTGCCTACCAACCTTGCTTGCGTGTTGGCTGCCGTTATCCACGACCTTCAACAAGCGCAACGCCCTGCTGGCGTTCACGCGCTGGGCACGCCCGTTGTCGTGCACAGTGCAGGGCATCGCCTCCAGGTTGGCAAGGTTGTCGCCGTGCGTACTACCCTGGGCGTTCTTGTTAGCGCGGGCGGCAGTGTGAACTATGGCGACCCTAAGACCGGCGTGTCGTACCAAGTCTATTGCGATGGTGACCAGACGCCGCATGGCGGCCTGCCCTGGCACGACGCGGGCAGTGTGTTCACCAGCGTTACAGACTTAGCATTCATGCAACCGTTCCTGGCAGGTGCAAAGTGAGCGCAACCGCCAAGCCTATCGGCAGCTGGAAGACGGCTGCCGTCATGATAGACGACTGGAAGCTGGCAATCTTTAAACGCCACCTCGACGACGCCGGGTACAAGTACGAGCAGATGGAAGGGCTTACCCAGGGCACCATACTTCTACGAGTGAAGTACGAATATGTTGCGGCGCTGCACACTGTAGTTGATGCAGCACAGGCCGAGTGCAGGAAGGCTACCAAGCCATGAGCAAAAACTTCCACCGCTACCCGCCAAACGAAGAAGCCTTCCATAAGGCCCTGCTGGGCATTGTTGGCAACTGCCTAACCCTTACACGACGCCAGCGCGGCTATATCATGGGCGCATACAGGTCGTTGCACCCGTCGCCGTGCCCAGACGAAGGCTGCCCACATTACAACACTGGGGCAACGTGCGTGCCTAAGCCTGGGGGTTGCATTGCAACGTGCAAGTGCGACCCCGACGGGTCTAAGGGCTTGGCTACGCCCCCACCAGCCGCAGCTATTCAACCTGCTGGCGATTGCTGGCACGAAGGCGCACCGGACGGCACAGAGAACGGATTCTACGCGTTCCATCCTGACCTGATCGACGCTGACTTCAACCCGCATGGGGTTGTCGAAGCCATATCGATGGACGGCGGCTTTATTGCCGCGATCTGGAATAACTGTCAGGACTGCTGGGATACGCGGGCTATCGAAGTTGCTATGTGGCGCGAGATCACCGGGCCGAGCGCCACGCCAGTCTGCACACCTGTGCAAGCGCCCGATGCCGTGCAATGCGGGGCATGCTTCGGCTCAGGCTGGATAGTCCGCGATCCTGACATTGGTACGGATCAGGAATGTCCATCGTGCGACGGCTCTGGCGTTGATGAAGACGCCCCGGCTGTGCAAGCTGCGCCAGTGGCCGAGCCAGCGCCCGAAGTGCGGCAAGCGGGTGAAGGAAGCAGGGCTTAAGGACCACTTGCGCGATGTGCATAAAGTCGACAAATAGTTCGAATGGGTCTTGCGTCTTATGATGCAAGACCCCATAATACGAACACCGCATCGCCTTTGGTGCGGCAACCCAAGGGGTATAAATGTCACGTCCTATCAAAACCATCTATTACGGCCATCGCAAGCAAGTGTTGCAAATTAACACGAGCAATGACGCGAATCGCGCCGTGGCGCAGTGCGTAGCGCACATGCAGACCAATCACTACAAGGCCACTAGCGCCCAGGTACACGACGACACCGACGGCGTATTGCATGCCGACGTGCACCGCAGCGTAAAGGGCACCATCACCATCCACTACAGCCGCGACCCCGAGGCGTATCACAACCGTTACGCCCTGGCAGCGGTATTGCCCGAAATCAAGGCGACACGCCGCCGTAAGTAATACAATGTGTCACCCGCAGGCGCTTTTGCCTGCGGTAACTCTAGGAGACCAAAATGGACTATGTTATCACAGCCCAGGCAGGCCCAGGTGCGCCCGTTATGTACCTGACTGGCAAGGCAGGCAACGCTTGGATTAGCCCGCATATGTCGCAGGCGTACCGCTACGGCGGCGACGGCTTTGCACAGTTGGCCGTCATTGCCATGGCAAGCAACACCACCGACGAACGCATGCGCGGCTTCCGCTTTAACGCCGTACCGTACAACCTGCCCGACCCAGTCGACGAACTGGCGCTGTGCGTGGACATAACAGACCCTGTGCCAGCGCAACCCGCACACATTAAGACCGCATGCACGTACACGCTAGAGGACGTAGAAGATGGTGCGACACTTGTGGTCATGTACGACGGCGTTACCAACGAAGAAGTTGCATTTATTCTTTCTGGCTGCGTCCTGGTGGCAGACTTCCAAAGCCTCATGGCAAGTTGCAACATTCTGGAGAAGGGCGCATAATGAAAGCACGCCAGTTCGTTCTACTGGCTGGGGCCTGCTTCATTGCAGGCACGTCCACCGCATTTATCTTAATATCCCAGGGGGTTGTATGAACGAATCGTTTTGGCAGAAGCTTTGCCGCTTAACGCAGTACACGATGGTCGCTGTTTGGCTGCGCAAGCGCCGCAAGCGCAAGTACGACAAGCAGTTCTTGGCCGGGTATAACCACGCTATGCGCTGCATGCAGGTTGGTATGACGCCGGAGGCCGTGTTCGACCGCATTACGGCAGACGCCGACTTTAGCGGTTGGGGGCCATACGAACGCGGCGGGCAACAGGCGGTGTACGACGAAGAGCTTATTCGTGCACATGGTGATAAAGACGAATCCTTTGGTACAACAGGATGAAGGCGGCGTCCGACGTGCTGGCAGAACGTATGTCAGGCAAGGTGCCATCGCTGCGCATGGTGCGTATGTGGCACTACGCCCAGGCCGAGCAATACCGCTCCCTGGTGGACAACCCAAGCACCCCGACCCGTGACGTGCGTAAGTACGAGCTGCGCGGCATCCTGCACGTAAAGTGTGTCGAAAGCCTTAACGCTGTTATCGTAGACAGCACTGTGCAGCAAGACCTTGCTAACGAAGTCTTGCTAATCGAAAAGGCCCAATTCTTTCAAAGCAAAGCGAGGAACAAATCATGACCTTAGCCCAATTACGCATGTGGCACTGGCGGCAGTACAAGCATTACGGCAAGCTGCGCGACCTCGCAGAAGCGCGCCATGGGGTCGCTACGCCCAACCAAGCACGCGACATGGCAAACGTGCACCTGGGCGCTGTGCAGTTGCTTAACGACCTGCTGCCCGGTACTGCCGAACAGGACTGCTCACGCGAGGACGCCCAGGACCGTACGTGCTGGTGCACTACCTGCGGCATCCTGCATACACCTGCGGAGGCATAGCATGGGCGTCGCACAATACAAGCTTGGCGAAAAGCATGCGCTGCGGGGCTACCGCCGCATGTGCCATCGTAGCAAAAGCTATGACAGCCGGTCGGCACAGCTTAGCTACGACAACGGGTTTAGCGACGGGCTGCGTAAAAAGTACCCGAACCAGTACCCAGCAAGCCCCCAGGCGGCCCCAACAGGGCAACAGGCCGCTACCGTACCGGCCAACCACCTTGCGCCCCGTGTGCAGGCTGTGCACACGCCCCAGGCACTATTCCAGGGGCTGTTCCCGGCGTGCACTACGGTCAAGCGCTGGGTCGGTAACAATCCATAAACATCGGCCTTGTGTTCAGTAGTCGCCCATGTTGTAATGCACCTCCTGCTTGCGGTGGCAGGGCAACGCACCGCACGGCAAACTTAAACGTAGACATAAACAGGGTAGAAACGCCCATGTAGTAAGCGCGGTCCCTAAAAGCTGGGAGAGAACAGGGGGTCTAAGCTAAAGCCTTAATTAGCCCTACCGCGTGAGTACCGGGTTGGCAGATAACTTCTGCGGCCCAGCCCCGCCGCCGCACAGCCCCAGTCTGTAACGGTAAGCGGGGCACCCCTGCCGGGGTAGCTTAATGGTGAAGCACACGAACTAGGTGGAGGTAAGGGCGAGGAGTCCAATCCCTTTGACGTTCGTTCTATTGCAGGTTCGACTCCTGCCCCCGGCACCCGAATTTAGAGCGCTGCTGTTCCGATGCGCCGTACGGCTTACGCCCACACACGGCCTCTTGCAGCAGCGCTCACCTTACAGGAGCAGCAATGACACGCCTTAACCTAGTACCGCCCGCCGAGCTTATGGACCAGCACTTGTTCGCCGAGTTCCGCGAAATTAAGATGGTGCCTAAGTCCCTGGCGCGGAGCTTGGCTGCGGCACGCAAACGCAAGCATTGCGAAGCAAGTTTCTTCTATGACTTTTGGGGCACAATACCCAAGGACTTCACGCTTAACAAAGGTCATGTGTCGTTCTTCTACGATAAGGGCGTGTACCTGTCTAACCGTTACCTGGACCTGCGGCTTGAGCTTACAAAGCGCGGCATTAACTTTGACCGCACCTCGCAACTGGACCCCGACGGTGTCTTTGGCACCCTGGACCACAACTTCTTAAACAACTACGCGCCAACCCCCGAGGCGCTGGCAATTATTCGCGAACGCATTGAACAACGCTTGGCCCTGCGTCCGGGCTTCTACAGATACTATGGAAAGGTACAACAATGAACATCCACCGCGTAGGGCAATTGATTAACCGGCACGTAACCTGCATCCCGCCTGTCGGCACTCCCCGCACCGAGGCACTCGGTGAGCTGCACGACTTCGCTTACGCCATTGTGCGCGAGGTGAAAGACGACAAGGCAACCCGCAGCCGCGCCGTACCCGTTATTGCTGTGGTCATGATTGCCCTTAGCATGGCGGTTGCATTCGACTGCATGGACCGCATGCGTACTTCCGAGGCGCGTGTTGCAGAGATTGAAAAGAAGAGCGCCGCCGTTACCAAGACGCTGGAGTTCTATATTAAGAACTTCGAGCCTAAGAAGAACCTTGACGCAGTGTGCCCTGCATGGCTGTTTGAAAGCAGCCCCGCCCAGGCCAAAGTTCGCATTTGCAAGGGGCTGAAATGATGCGCAGTAATAGACTTGCGTTGCTCGTAGCGTGTGCCCTGGTGGCTGCTGCACCGATGCACCACCAGCGCTTGGATCCGGTTACGCCCGCACCTTTACCCCGGCTTAACGCTAAAGACCGCGTCGCCCGCGCTGAAGCCAAGCGCGCCCGTAAAGCACAGATTCGTCGTAACGGAGGCAAGTCGTGAGCGCCCTGAAAAGACATATCGGCAAACCCATTGGCGAATGGATTGCAGGCCCGGCCGACCCAGTAGCAGGCAGCATCTGTATGGCTGGCGGTACGTACTTCGAGTTTAACAACCCCGAAGGTAGCGAAATTAACGTCGGCGACATTGCGCACGCACTGTCCAACATTTGCCGCTTTACGGGGCACGTACGCGAGTTCTACAGCGTTGCGCAGCATTCGGTGCTGGCGAGCTACCTTGTGCCACCCGAGCACGCCCTGGCGGCTCTGCTGCACGATGCTGCGGAAGCATACGTTGGCGACGTTAGCACGCCGCTTAAGCGCATGCTGCCTGATTACAAGGCCATCGAGCAACGCATCGAAGCCGCAGTGCTGGCACGCTTCGGCCTGTTCTTGCCTATGCACCCATGCATCAAGGTTGCAGACCTGCGCATGCTGGCGGCAGAGCGCCGCGACCTTATGCCGCACATGGGCGATGAGTGGCACATCCTGCGCGGCGTTGAACCAATGCATGCCACGATTACGCCCTGGACGCCAATACGCGCCCGCCGTACGTTCCTTGAACGGTACTTGGAACTTACCAAATGACTGTTGCCTATCGGCAAGGCTAACAATCACGGACAGTTTAAAACCGCCCCCGTACAATACGGCGTGCGGTTTTATTTTAACTAACAGTCGGGGTATTCAATGAAAGTAAGAAAACACGGGCATTATTACAAGGGTGTTCATCATCTGATGGACGTTGATGTGTACCGCGTCCTATCGCTGTTCCAAGTAACGGACCAAGCCCTCGGTCATGCGATTAAAAAGCTGCTGGTTGCAGGCGGCAGGGGTGCAGGCAAGGGCGTGCAGCGCGACGTTCGCGAGGCCATCGAAACCCTTGAACGCTGGGAAGAGATGCTGGCAGAAGACACCGTTAATGCGGTGCCCATGGCCGAGCCAGCGGACCCGATGAAGCCAGTACAAAGCCCGCTGCCGACAATCCATTTTCATTTGATGCCAGAAGCAGGCGAACGCTTTGAACTGCGCGACCAAGACTTGAAAATTGATACCTATCGTTCGCCAGCGCAAAGCCAGATGCTTAACGCTGGCAACAGCGCTGTGCGTATCACGCACCTGCCTAGTGGGCTGGCAGTGGACGTGCACGACGATCGCAGCATGCACGCAAACAAGGCTAACGCAATGATGCAGTTGCGCGAACTCGTAAGTAAGATGTGGGTTAAACCGGAGGAAGTAAAATGAGCAACAAAGGATGGATTGGGGTCGACTTAGACGGCACCCTGGCAATGTACGACGGTTGGATGGGTCCTGACCACATTGGGCAGCCTATTCCTGCCATGCTGCACCGCGTTATTAAGTGGCTGTCCGAAGGCCAGGACGTACGCATTATGACAGCGCGTGTGTCGCACGACGGCACCGAGCACCGCATTGCAGAGTGCTGCCGTGCACGCGAGGCAATCGCTAAGTGGTGCCTGCAACACGTTGGCCGGGTTCTGCCAATCACGTGCATGAAAGATTACAGCATGGTTGAGCTGTGGGACGACCGCGCCGTGCAGGTGATTCCAAACACTGGCGTACGTGCAGACCAGTATGGCGAAGACGTACAAATCTGCTGGAAGCAGTGGCTTGAAAAAACCGACTGGGTGCAAGAACAGATTGACACCTTTCCACCGCACGCCAGCCTTGGCATGCACAGGGCCGACGTAATGCGCCTTGAAATTGAACGCCTTCGGGCACTGGTAGCACAGGGGAACAACAATGGGAATTAACGTACGCACCAAGGGTGCAGGCGGCGAGCGCGAAATCGCAGACGACCTGAACTACATTGTCTATAGCCTGATGAAAGAACTGGGCATGGACAATCCTACCATGCAAAGCATCCAGCGCAACCAGAACCAAACGGCAGTCGGTGGCGCAGACCTTACCGGCACGTTCGGCCTCGCCATCGAAGTAAAGCGTCAGGAAACGTTGTCGGTCAATACATGGTGGGCGCAGTGCCTTGCAAGCGCGAACAAGCGCAACGAAATACCAGTGCTGCTGTACCGCCAAAACCAGAAGAAGTGGAAGTGTGTGCTTGGCATTAGTGTGCCCGTAGACGCAACCGCAAACCTTATGGCACGCGGGGAAGTGGACTACGACACGTTTAAGAACATGTTCCAACTGCGCGCCCGTCGTATGCTGCTGGACGGCTCATACGAGGTGAAGGTATGAGGCTCGCTAACAACCCCGACGATGCGGGCTACAAGCCGCACCACATCGCACGCCTTGCCAAGATCTACCTTGACGGTGTTCTGCAAGTAGCATGCTGCACAGTGGCAGACGAAGAGCGCGGCTACGTGCATCGCTTTAAGAAACTGTGCGTCGCTGGCCTGCCGCGTAAGGGCAAGCTGCCCACAGAGCGCGTGTATGGTACTGTGGTTATCGAATGGCCTCCTGGTTGGGAGGGCGGTACTAGCACCACGGATGTGCAGCCCGAAACATACGTTGTGCTTTAGAACAACATTCAATCGTAGCATGTCGCAATAATGCTCTGGTATGCTCAGGCATTGATTGCGCTAACCGTACGGAGACCTACATGATTGACAGCCGACTTATCAGCGACCTGCACCCAGTTGTTGCGGCTAAAGCAACCGCTTTTCTGGCTGCATGTAAGGCCCAGGGTATTGACGTGCTTATTACCAGCACCTACCGCGACGCTTCAAAGCAGGACGCGCTGTACGCCCAGGGCCGCACTACACCCGGCGACATTGTCACCAAGCTGCGCGGCGGACAGTCAATGCACAACTTCAAGTGTGCGTTCGACTTCGTGCCTAAGAAGGGCTCTACGTTGCAATGGGGCGACCTAGCCCTGTGGAAGCGCTGCGGTGCAATTGCCGAGTCGGTTGGCCTGGAGTGGGGCGGTAACTGGACGTCCTTTGTGGACCGCCCGCATTGCCAGTACACCGGAGGTTTGACCCTTGCGGATCTGCGGGCGGGCAAGAAGATCGTTTAACTTTTTCATAACCGGGCGCATGGGCTCCTAACAATCCTCTACTGGAGTCTTAAATGCAAGCACCCGATCCTGAAACCTGGGTATGGCTGGTCTGGCTGAAACTAGCCTTATACGCGATGTTCGCGGCCCTGGGCGGTATGCTGGGGCACGTAATGCGAGCCCTGGATAAACGCGAACAAATCATGTGGTTTCGCGCACTCGTAGAGGGCATTGCAGCGGGTTTTGTAGGCATGCTGTTTTACCTCGTATGTCAAGCAATGGGCATGTCCGAACAATGGACTGGCGTTATTGTAGGCGTGTCGGGTTGGTTGGGCGCAACCGCATCCATTAAGCTGCTGGAATCAGCTGTCTATAAAAAGCTGGGCCTGGGCAAAACAGCAGCCCCTACCGAGGAACCTAAAGATGAAAACCCTGTTCAGTAACGTTGCGCTGTATGTCAAGAGCCATGTCCGATTGTTGTTTGGGTACGCGCTCATTGCCGCCCTAATTACGGTGGGCGGCTTCACCGCATCACTGTGGTTACGGAATGCGGAAATGAAAACGGACATTGCCAACCTCAACACCAGTTTGGTAATCACCAAGAACACAATCGAGCAACTGACATTTGCAGCCACTACGCAGCACCGCGCAATTAGTGACCTTGTTACTTTGCGCAAATTGGATAGCGATGCGTTGACGGGTCTGGCGTCCGACGTTAAGGTCATTAATGCCAAGGACTACCGCACCCGCTTGCAAATCCAAAACCTGGAGAATCAAAATGAAGCCGTTCGTAACTATCTTAACAGCGTTATCCCTGCCGACCTTGTCTGCGTGTTCGACCCTGCGGAGTGCCCCGCCCCCGGAGCCCAAGACCATCCTGGAGGAAAAGGTAATCCGCCCGTTGCCGCCAAAGGCGTTAGTAACCCTGTGCGAGCAGCCAAGTAAGCGCGCCCTGCGCGTCACACGCGACCTTGTCGCCGCAAAAGACGACTACAAGTCTGCGTTTGAAGTATGCGCAAGCAAGTTTCGGCGACTGGTAGATTGGTTGCCAGAACCGACTGAATAAGGCATATGTCTTCATGACCCGCGCAAGCGGGTTTTTTATTAACCTGCTCAGCCTTGCGGGCTTCCTTCAGAAGCCCCTATACTCGCACCAAGCAGGGATGACCCTGCAACAATAAACAAGGGGTGGCACATGGCGGCCAGCGAAGATTTCATTTCCAACATCGTTATCGACACGGCTATGATGCCGGAAATGTCGGAGCGAGAAAAGGCACTGCGCGACCTGTTCGTGCGGGAATACCTCCAAGACTACAACGCGTATGCGGCTTGCCTGCGCTGCGGCTTTATGCGCAGCTTTGCGGAAGACTACGCGAAGAAGTTTATGGGCGAACCGTACGTGCGCCAGCAGCTTAAGGTAATGGAACATGTCGAGGGCAACGAGGCCGACCAATCCCAATACAACCGTCGCCGCATTTACAACGCCTTAATGAAGGAGGCGCACTACAATGGCCCAGGCAGCAGCGCCTCTGCCCGCGTTAGCGCCCTGGCTAAGCTTGCCGCCATTGAGGGCATGGACAAGCCTGCCAAGGCCGAAGAGAATACCATCTTGCATCGCGGCGGCGTTATGCGTATCCCGGACATTGCGGACGTAACCGAATGGGAAGACGTTGCTGTCGTCTCGCAAGCACAGTTGGTGACCGATGCTCGATCTTGACCCCGTTAAGGTTGCATGGCAACCGCTCCCAGGGTCGCAGACACTTGCAATGTCCTGCCCTGCCAATGTCATTCTTTACCACGGCACACGCGGCCCAGGTAAGACCGACTGTCAGCTTATGCGCTTCCGCCGCAACGTTGGGCAGGGCTACGGGCGGCACTGGCGCGGCGTTATTTTCGACCGCGAATACAAAAACTTAGATGACTTGGTGTCCAAGTCCCAGCGCTGGTTCCCCGAGTTTAAAGACGGTGCACGCTTCCTAAGCAGCAAGTCAGACTATCGCTGGGTATGGCCGACCGGCGAAGAACTGTTGTTCCGTACGGTAAAGAAGGCAACCGACTACTGGAGTTACCACGGACAGGAGTTCCCCTTCATTGGCTGGAACGAACTTACCAAGTACCCGACCGACGAGTTGTTCGAGGCAATGATGTCTTGCAACCGTTGCTCATTCCGCCCGGAAGACTACCCTATACCAGACGGCAGGGGCGGCGTGTTTTACCTGCCCGAAATCACGCTGGAGGTGTTTGCTACTTGCAACCCGTATGGCGCTGGGCACAACTGGGTTAAGAAGCGCTTTATTAACGCGTCACAGATGGGCAAGCTGCTGCGCAGGACGGTTAATATTTTCAACCCGCGTACGCAAAAGCAAGAAGACGTATCGAAAACGCAGGTGCACATTTTTGGGTCGTACCGCGAGAACAAATACCTGTCCGGCGAGTACATCGCAGAGATGACCGCCATTACGGACCCAAACAAGAAGAAGGCATGGTTGCAAGGTAACTGGGACGTTACGTCGGGCGGTATGTTTGACGCCGACTGGGACAGCCTGCACAATGTGGTCATGCCGTTTGCAATCCCGCATAGCTGGCGCATTGACCGTTCGTTCGACTGGGGCAGCAGCAAGCCGTTCAGCGTTGGCTGGTGGGCAGAGTCTGACGGCTGCGATGTACAAATGGCAGACGGCTCCTGGCGCAGCACAGTTCGCGGCGACCTGTTCCGCATTGCCGAATGGTACGGGTGGAGCGGCAAGGCCAATCAGGGCCTTCAGATGCTTGCGAGCGAGGTTGCCGCAGGTATAATTGAGCGCGAATTGGCTCTTGGCATACACCAGCGCGTTCAGCCTGGGCCAGCAGATAATTCTATTTGGGACGTCGAAAACGGCAACAGTATTGCGGTGGACATGCGCAAGCCGGTAACGATTAAGTACGGCAGGTTTAAGGGCAACCATAAGGGCGTGGAGTGGGGCCGTTCGGACAAGAGTGCAGGCAGCCGCAAGGCAGGTTGGAACAAGCTGCGGCAGCTTATGAAGAACGCTCATCCTAACTATATCCTAGACGACAAGGGCCTGCCGTTGCAACGCATACCCCGCGAAAAGCCTGGGCTGTTTGTATTCCAGACATGCACCATGTTTGTGGAACTGGTTCCAGGATTACCACGGGACGAAATCGACCAAGACGACGTCGACACCGACTCAGAAGATCACATTGGCGATGAAGCACGTTATCGCGTACTGCAAACCGGCATGGGCGGCAGGTCGGGCAAAACCAAGGGCACTTAAAGGAACACTATGTCTATTAAAGCAACGCACCCGCATTACGCGGCAACGATCGAAGACCAACAGCTCATGCGGGCCGCGTACAGTGGCGAACGGGTTATTAAGGAGGCGGACATCACATACCTGCCGCCTACCCCTGGCATGATGATAGACGGCATGCTAATCGGCCAAGATGGGCGCATGGCATACGACTCGTATAAGATGCGGGCCTTGTTCCCCGACTTTGTAAGCGACGCAGTAGAGGCGCTGCTGGGCCTCATGCACCAGAACGATCCTACAATCGAACTGCCTGCCGCCATGGAGCCGCTGCGTATGCGGGCCACAGCGGACGGCGAGGGCCTGCACAACCTACTGCGCCGCATTAACGAACAACAGCTTGTGGCGGGCCGTGTGGGGGCCTTGCTGGACCTGCCTGCCAACCCGGACCCGGCGCACCCGCTGCCGTTCATATCCCTGTACTACGCGGAGGCATTGCGTAACTGGGACAATGGCATGGACGGCGTCGACGAAAACAAGCTGACGCTTGTGGTGCTGGACGAGTCGGGCTTTAAACGCGAGGGCTTCGACTGGGTTGCAGAAGAGCGTTACCGTGTGCTTGCCCTGGGCGGCACAGCAGACCCGGCCCTGCCAGTTGGTTACAGTACGTACCTGTTTAAGGCCAGCGACGGTTACAGCGCTACCAGCATGGTGAACCCAACCCTGCGCGGCACCAAGCTGGACCATATCCCGTTTGTGTTCATTAACAGTAAGGACATCCTTGCTACGCCGGACAACCCGCCATTGCTGGGCCTTGCCCGTATTGCCCTGGCAGTGTACCGGGGCGAGGCAGACTACCGACAAACGCTGTTCATGCAAGGCCAGGATACGCTTGTGGTCGTTGGCGGCATTAAGGCGGGCGAAGGCGAACAGACCCGCGTTGGTGCCGGTGCCAAACTGGAGGTCGACATTGGCGGCGATGCCAAGTACATTGGCGTTAGCAGCACAGGCTTGCCCGAACTGCGTATGAGCCTTGAGAACGATAGAAAGGCCGCCATTGCAAAGACCGGCCAGCTTATCGACGCAATGGGTAGCAAGCAGGAAAGCGGCGAAGCACTTAAGACGCGCCTTGCTGCGCAGACCGCCACGCTAAACCAGATTGCTAAGTCGGGCGCGGCTGCGTTGGAAAACTTGCTGAAGTCTGCTGCCGTATGGATGGGACAAGACCCCGAAAAGGTTAAGGTAATGCCCAACCTGGAATTCGCAGACATGGAGATTGGCGCTAAAGACTTCGTTGACCTTATGTCAGCTAAGAATATGGGCCTGCCACTGTCCAAGGAATCGATTCACGCCATCCTGCAAGAGCGCGGGCTTACCCAGTTCGATTTCGAAGAAGAGGAAGATCTTATCGAGACCGAAAACCCGCTTGCGGGTACAATGGCGGGCGGGCTTGCTGTGCTGCCGCCACCCGGCGAACCAGCAGGCAAAGACCCAAAAGAAGACGACAACGGTAAAGAATGAAAACAGCCAACGAAGAACTCATGGACGCGCTAATACGGCACCAGATTTATCTGCTGCGGTATAGCGCACATGTGCGGGACGAGATTACGAAGTTGCTTAACTTGTCGGAGGAAGCAATTGGTGAAAAGATTCGCGGATACCGCCCGCCAGTTGCAGGCATGTCGAGCCCGGTTGAGTTCGAGCGCATGCGTGCGCTACAAGCGGCCATTTCTAAAATACGTCTTAACGCCTGGGGCGAGGTGCAGGAGTTTTTCGGGGAAGAGATGACCGCCCTTATGTACCAGGAGCCCATCGTGTTACGTGGCATCCTGGGCACTGCGTTGCCGGTATCTGTTAGCACTGTCATGCCGTCTGCGCGGCTGCTTAAGGCCCTGGTAATGGACAAGCCGTTCGAAGGCCGGGTAATGTCCAAATGGGTTAGCACGCTGGCAGAAGGCGACGTTATGCGTATGCACCAAGCCATTCAGCTTGGCATGGTAGCAGGTGAGCCTATGGACAAGATTTCGCGGCGCATAGTGGGCACAGGCTCGCTTAAAGGTTCGGACGGCGTTACAGAGCTAACCCGCAACCAAGTAACCGCCGTAACCCGCACGGCGGTGCAGCATGTGGCTAACAATGCCCGCAACACGTTCTTCCTGGAAAACAAAGACCTTGTGGACCAAGAACAGTTTGTAGCCACACTAGACTCCCGGACAACGCCCGTTTGTAAAGCTCAGGACGGCAAGCGTTATCCACTAGGTAAAGGCCCTATTCCTCCGTTACACTACTCGTGCAGGTCGCTGCGGGTAGCGTACTTCGACGTTGAGTTTATTGGCAGCCGTCCCGCCAATCCAACCACTGAAAAAATCCTGGTTGGGCAGTATGCAAAAGAAAACAACCTGGGCGGCATAACGTCGCGCGACAATCTGCCACGCGGCACCAAGGGCGCTTACGACCAATGGGCACGCGGCCAAATCCGCAAGCGCGTTGGCCCGGTGCCAGCAGCCAGCACTTACCAGTCTTGGCTGACCAAGCAAAGCAGCGCGTTCCAAGAAGACGTGCTAGGCGTTGCGCGGTCAAAGTTGTTTCGTAGTGGCGGGCTCACGCTCGACAAGTTTGTGGACATTAACGGGAAATCCATACCGTTACGTGACCTCGTTAAAAAGCACAAGGACGCGTTCCGTGCAGCCGGTTTAGACCCGGACAAGTATTTTTAACCGTCGCATGAGCGACATCATCAGGAGGTAGCATGGCTATCGAAGCAATCGTAGACAATCTGGACAATGTCCCAGCAGCATTTCACGAACTGTACACCGAGCAGAATGGCAAGTTCATTGTGACCGGCGTCAATGGCGTAAAGCCACTGGACGAGTTCAACCGCGTACATGGCGGCCTCACCAAGGAGCGCAACGACCACAAGACGACCAAGTCCATTGTTGCCGCTTATCAGGCCCTGGGCGAACTGCCCGACCTGCAAAGCAAACTGGACCGCATTGCGGAGCTGGAAGCTGCGGCTGGCGGCAAGCTGGACGAAGCTGCAATCGACAAGCTGGTGACTACCCGCCTTGTCAGCAAGACCGCTCCGCTCGAGCGCACCATTGCCCAGCTCCAGAAAGACGTTGGCGACCGTGACGGCCTGCTTGCCCAGTTCCAAACCGAGCGCACGCAACGCAGCATTCAAGACAGTCTGCGCGAAGCACTGAAGAAGCACGAAGGCTTCCAGCCAAGCGCTTTCGAAGATGCTGCCATGCTGGCCGAGCGCGTGTTCGAAGTCAACGAAGACGGCAAGGTTGTTACCAAAGACGGTGTTGGCGTTACCCCTGGCGTAGACGCGGCAGTGTGGCTGTCGGAAATGCAAACCAAGCGTCCGCACTGGTGGGGCACCTCCCAGGGTGGCGGCTCGCGCGGCAACACTGGCGGCAACACTGGCGGCGGCAGCAACCCGTTCAGCAACGAGAACTGGAACATGACCGAACAGGGCCGCCTGTTGGTTGCTAACCCGGCCCGCGCCGAACAAATGGCGCGTGCTGCTGGGACCACAGTTGGCGGACGTCGTCCGGCTGCAAAACAGTAATACGTTTATCTGTTGCGCATGCTGCGTTGAAGCTGCTATATTTGCTTTCAACGTTGCATGCGCAACTTTTTAAACGACTGCCAACCATGGGGTGAGCATCGAGTTTAAAACACTTGAATCCAATCACACACCTCACGGAGAATTCCACCATGGCAGCAGGCACAACCACCGTTTCAGACATCGTCATTCCGCAAATCTTCACGCCATACGTGCAGCAAATGACGGAAGAGAAATCCCGTATCATCCAGTCCGGCGTTGCAGTGCGCGACCCTGAGCTGGACAGCTTCTTGGCAGGCGGCGGCCTGACCACCAACTCGCCTTCGTTCAAAGACCTCGACAACGACGCCGACAAAGTGTCGACCGACTCAGGCGCTGTGAGCACCCCGAACAAAATTGGCACCGCCACTGAAATCCAGGTACGCCTGTCGCGTAACAACTCCTGGGGCACCGCCGACCTGTCGTCGGCCCTGGCTGGTGTTGACCCTGCAGACGCCATTGCTCGCCGCGTTGGCGACTACTGGGTGCGCCGCTCGCAGGCCGCGTTCATGGCTACGATGAAGGGCGTGTTTGCTGACAATGCTGCTGCGCCTACCGGCACCGAGCACGTCCTGAACGACTTGACCTTCGACGTCAAGGGTGCGTCCTACACCTCCGGTATCACCAACTTCACAGCCGAAGCGTTCATTGACGCGACCCTGACGATGGGCGACTCGCAGGACAGCATTGGTGCTATCTTCGTGCACTCGATCGTCTACGGTCGTATGCAGAAGAACAACCTGATCGACTTCATCCCTGACGCGGGCCGCAGCACGCTGATCCCGACCTTCTTGGGCCGCCAAGTTGTTGTCGACGACGGCATGCCGTTTGCTGGTGGCATCTTCGAATCCTGGCTGTTCGGCGCTGGTGCCGTTCGTATCGGTATGGGCGCTCCTAAGGTGCCAACCGAAGTCATCCGCGTACCGGGTGCTAACAACGGCGGCGGCGAAGAAGTCCTGCACAACCGTCACGAATGGTGCATCCACCCAGTCGGCCACGCCTACATCGGCACCCCTGCATCTGGCGGCCCGGACAACACCGCTGCCGCAAACATGCTGGCGGCGGCAGGCTCCTGGAAGCGTGTCTTCAGCGAGCGCAAGATGATTAAAGTCGCGCGTCTCATCACCCGCGAATTCTAATCGTAAGGCTCCTGTGGTTATCGCCGCAGGAGCCTTAATTCTCATCCCACCAAGGAATACTATGTCCATTTCTATCATTCTGGCTGCGCTGTCCAAACTGGACGCGACCAATAACAACCACTGGACCAGCGAAGGCTTGCCGCGCATTGACACGGTTAAGTTCCTGGCTGGCGGTGCCGAAGTCTCGCGCGACGACATTACCAAGGCCGCGCCAAACTTTACCCGCACCAACCCGGTACTGGACGCACACGCCCCAGTAACCACACAGGGCGACCACGCTGCCTCCGCAGGTACGGAAACGCCACCTGCGACCGCTGTGCAAGCCACAGAGGCACTCGCGCCGATCCAGGGGTCCCATCATGGCGAAGTACACCCGCAAGCAGCTGAAGGCGTTGAATCCGTCGGCGAATTCGTCTACGCAGATGCCTCGGTGGAAGAAAAGCTCGCCTTTGCACAAACCAAGCTGGCGGAATGCGAACAGGAAGTCGTTTTGGCGACACGTGAACGCGATGCAGTCTCTGCAGAAGTCGATCGCCTTGTCTACGCAACCCATCAAGAAACCACGCAACAAGATAACGCCACCGCCATTCGCGACTATCTTAGCGTGCAGGCAGCTAACCTGGAAGCCAAAGCCGAACAGCTGACCCGCTTCCGCGAATCCGGCCTGGACCTGCGTGCCCTGGTTCCCGGCCCTGCGCCCCTGGACGCTGCCCTGTCGGGCCGCAACCGCAAACAATATCGCCCTAACTAAGGAGCCGCCATGCAAAGCATTGGAGCTAAAGACGACGGCGCAGCAACGACCGACACTGGCACTTTCAGCCAAATTTCGTTGCTTAAACGTCTGCTGGGCAAGACTACTGGCGGGCCTCGTGCTGGCGTAAGCTCCAATGCTGTTGTCGGCGTTGCGTCGACGCAGATTGTGGCAGCGGGCGCGTACAGCGGGCAGGTGACAATCCAAAACACGTCTACCGCCGCCCAAAACGTGCACATTGCCATCGGCGCAGCGGCAACACTGCTGGACTTCAAGCTCGTACCCGGCGCGTCTATTACGCTGCCGTTCGGGCCAACCAACGCCATTTTCGCCATTGCATCGGCAGCAGCCGGTGCGGTTGCAATTATCGGCTCCTAAGGAAACGTCATGCCAAAATACGCACACCCCGACGTCCTGGACAATGGCCCTGCTTATATCAAGGCCAATGCAACCAAGATGATTCTTATCTCCGGCTACGCCCAGGGCGACCCATACGCAACGGTGCTTGCCGCCAAGCTGGCAGAGGTAACTGTGGTCAACGGCGACTTTACACTGTCGAACAACGTCAACGACCGCCGCCTCACCGGCCCAGCCACCAAGACGGCAAACGCAACCGTAACGTCCGGCGCGTCGCCTGACCTGCACATTGCGTTCACGGACGGCGCTGCAAAAGTGCTTTGGGTCACGGACGAGACGTCCAACCAAGTCATCACCAGCGGCAACCCGGTCGACTTCCCGACCCTAACGTACAACTCGGCACAGCCGATTTAATACGGGCGGGCGAAAGCCCGCTTTTGTACATAGGAGCATCGCAATGTTTGTAGATGGCGCAGAAGTATTTTGGGACTACCAAATTGGCACGTTCACGGGCATCCGGAACGGCGTAAAGGTTGGCGTGTCGGGTGGGGACATCTTAAGCGTCGCCCTGCTAGAGCAACGGCTGGGTGTATCGCTGGGGGCGTCCGCAGGCGCACAGCTTCAACAAGACATGCTGGCGCACCCTTACGAGGGGCACAAGCGGTATGTGTCCAAGTTGCAGTTCATGGACCTGTTCCGCCCTGCCGATTTGGAAAAGATCTACACCGTTGCAAAGAGCTCCGTTGCCATAACAATCGCACTGGACCGCGTCAACCGCGCCCCCAACGACCAAATCGAACTCACGGACACGCGAACCATTTCCCAGCTTACCCAAATGGAAGCGGGCGGGCTTATTAGCCCAGGCGACGCGGACCGCATTACCAAAGGACTACCATGGCAGCAATAACCAGCCTAGACGAACTGCTCACAATCCTAACCGACGGGTCTGCGCAGCACTACAACGTATTCATTGACAGCCGTACTGCCGCTAGTCCTGTTACAGCAACTATTGCCGGTCAATTTACGTCGCTGTGGAAGTATAACAAGAGCACGGGGGCAAACGGCCAGAACCCGCCTACGGGTGCAGGCGAGGCCCCTAGCCGTCTTACGCAGGGTGCGCTGCGGCACACTAACGCCGCGTCCGGCAAAGAGTTGTGGCTGCTGGGCGTGGAAGCTGTGGCAACGTCGGGCGGCAGCTTTGTCATGTACGACCGTCTTGTGCACACTCGTGGCCTGTCCGGTCTGTCTACTGCCGCGCAGGCTGTGAATACAGCACCACTTACGCGCAACACTGGCGGCGTTGGCAACCAAATTTGGATTGAAATCTACGCCCAAATTGGCACCGCTGTCACCACCGTTACAGCCAGCTACACGAACCAAGCTGGGGTTGCTGGCAAAGTTACGATGCCGGTTGTTTTCGGAGGTACAAACGCTCGCGAAGAAGCCCGTCTGATTCGTTTGCCTCTTGCAGACGGCGATACCGGCGTGCAGAGCGTACAAACAGTTACATCGCCATTGTCCACCAACATTCAGGGGGACTACGGTATTACAATTGCGCGTCAGCTGGCTCGCGGTTTTGTGGAAGGTGCCGCCACTGCTTGCTTCCGCGATTTCCTTACTGGTGTCCCGTCAATGATAACAATTCCCGACGATGCGTGTATCGCGCTGGGCTGGGTTGCGGCCAGTGCTGTTGCTCCTCGCTTGGACTTTACTTACCACGCGGGGGCGAAATAATGGGAGCCATTGCGAGTTTTGCCGTACTCCAAGCGGCCTTGACGAACGGCGTTCGCTCCGATATGTTTATGTTCCAGAACGGTAACATCGGTTTGGTGCTGGGCACATGGTTAAGTTCGTATGCGCGTTACATGCCTGGGGCGTTAGCCCCAACCCTCCCCGAAACACTGAACTCGTCTAGTGTCGGCGCAGTCATTGCAGTACCGCTGACAAGCAGCAAACAACTTTGGTTGTGCGAAGCCGAATTTGCAGGTTACAGTGCTGCAACGCCTGGGACCAAATTCTGCGCCATGCTGTACGACCGCCTTTCCCATATGGGGGGACTTAACTCCACGCTGGCAACGGAGCAGACAACCAATTTTCCAACCGCACCGTTGACGCGGTACACCACAGGCGAAGGCGTAATCCCCTTCCTGGAAGTCTACGGTGTTATGGGGACGATCAATTCGACCGCAACCATCAAGTACACGAACCAAGACGGTGTTGCAGGTAAGATTTCACAGCCCGTTTCGATCGTTACCAATATTAACAACTCACCCGACGCGCTAACGGCTTTCATGCTTGCAGATGGCGATACAGGTTGCCGCTCGGTCGAAAGCTTTACCCTGGCAGCGGGATCGGTTAGCAATGTGAACATTGGCATCACCCTGATGAAGAAAATCTGCCACCTACCTGTCGACACGGGTTCGTATGCAGAGCGCCAAGGTTATCGGCAAATGCTGTTCCACGGCGGCATTACAGAGATTCTGCCGGGAGCGTTCCTTCAGTTGGTTTGGTATCCTTCCTCCAGTGGCACGGGTAACTGGAACTTGTCGGGCCGCGTTGGGATTGTAGAAGCATGAAAGACCAACGCTATTTTGTCGTAGCAGGATTCCAGCGTCAGCTGGGCCTTCCTGCGATTAAAGCGGCTGCCGTTGTTGGCGGCACCCGTCACACGCTTGTCGGTGCCACCAGCGCGCAGGCAAACGCCTCTGCGACCGGTGTCGTTGTACAGCGGCACAAAATGGCAGCGCTGTCGTTGTCCCAGGCGAATACGTCGTCTGTTGGTGCAGTCGTTCACCGGCACAAGCTGGCTGCTGGCAATGGTAGCCAAGTCAACACGGCAGCAACCGGCGCAGTAGTGCAACACCAGCGGCTACAGGGCGCAAGCAGCGCGCAGGCTACTACCAGCAGCACGGGTGCGATTGTGCAGCACCAGCGCCTTGCAGGAGCCCCCAGCGCGCAAGTCAACACGACCAGCACTGGCACTGTTGGCGCTGCACAAACCCGACATTCTTTGGTTGGAGCAAACGGCACCCAGGCGAACACCAGCCCTGCGGGCGCAATTGTGCAGCGGCATAAGATGGCAGGCGCAACGTCCAACAGTGTACCGACAAGTGCAACGGGTGCCATTACGCAGCGCGCAAAGCTCACCGGCGCAGCCTGTGGTCAGGCCAACCAAAGCCCAGCAGGTGCGGTATCATTGCGGCATGCCCTGGTTGCTTTGATCAGCATGCATGTGCACGTATCGCCGGGTGCCGCTGTTACCTGTCGGCACAAGCTAACCGGCGTAGCAAGCTTCCAAGCCAACAGCAGCCCAAGCGTTCGCATGGCGGGCGCGCTGTACAACGTAGACTTGCGTCGCGTATGGCTTGGACCAATGGAATACAGGGTCTACCCCGCGCCTGCCGAACTGCGGGTGTATGTAGGCTTCGCCGAAAACCGGGTTAGCGTAGCACCCGCCGAAAACCGCATTGCAAGGATTTAATATGAATGAATTCGTACTGAAGGGCGGCAAGCCGTACATTAAGAAAGACCCGCAAGCAGGTCTTATCTACGGCGTAGACATGAAGCCTTGGCTGGGTACTAACCCAGGCTTGGTTCTGGACGCGGCTCGTTTAACCGTGACTGCGGTGGGCGTAACCACACTAGGCCAGCCGTTCATTCAAGACAACGTATTGTGCGTAAAAGTGCAGGGTATGGACTTGGCAGAAGACGCAATTAACAGCGTCAAGTTCCACTTCTATTGCACGGACGACCAGCACGACGACCGCACCATTTACTTCCTGCCGACGGAGAACTAAGATGGCTATTATTGTTGAAGACGGCACAGGTCTGGCAGCGGCGGAATCGTACTGCACGGTTGCATTTGCCAACACCTATTTTAAGAACCGGGGTATTGCGCTTTGGGAAGACCTGGAGACCACCCGCAAGGAACAGTTGCTGCGCATTGCAACCGATTATATCGACATGCGCTTTGGTGCACGCTTCCGTGCATCGCCGCTTACCCGCTGGCAGGCGCTGTGCTTCCCACGCGGCGACAGTGGCCCGCTGCCTGTGGTACTGCAACGGGCAACGGCCGAATACGCCATGCGCGCCGTCGACGGCCCCCTGGTTGCGGACCCTGTAACAGATGAACGCGGTTTGCAGGTACGGTCGAAGACCGAGAAGCTTGGCCCGCTCGAAGAGCGTGTAGAGTATGTGGACAGCGGCGCTTCTGTATTCAAACCATACCCTGCGGCGGACATGCTGTTAAAATCCCTGTTGCGCCCTACGGGCATCATAAGGTAATACTCATGGCAGACCACACAAAGTTCGTTGCACTGGCTAAGCGGCTAATTGATAAGCAGGGGCGCACGATAGCGTTGCAAACCCTGTCGTCGGCTGCCGCCAATCCTGCGCAACCATGGAAGGGGCCAACTGCCCCAACCGTGTCCGTATCGGTTGATACAAAGGCAGTGTTCCTGCCAGCCAGCGGCAACGACTTTAGCAGCATGTCTGTAACAAAAGAGATGCTCGCCGACGTTACACAAGTGGCGCTTGTTGCGCCGCACGAATTGCCGCTGCACGAAATGACTACTATGGTTGACAAAGGTAAGACGTACAAGGTGCAATGGTGCCGTGTGCTGGAGCCTGCGGATCAAGTGTGCCTGTACGCCTTTGGAGTAAAACAATGACTGTGCAAGATGCTGTAGATGCAATGAACGCCGCGCTGCTTAGCGCATGGACCGCTGCGGGCTTGCTTGCAGAAGATGTGCGTTGGACCGACATTGCAGGGGCCGCACTACCCGACAGTAATAAAGTGTGGTGCCGTGTCACGGTACGGCATGCAGACGGCTTTAAACGCGTGCTGTCGGTTGGCGCTAACACACACGAAAACACGGGCACCTACTGGGTGCAAATATTTTCGCCGATTGGTGTCGGGAACGTGCAGGGCTATGCAGCCGTGCAAGCTGTGGTCACCGCCTTTCGCGATAGTAATGGGGGCGTGTGGTTCCGCAACGTTCGCCTCAAAGAAGTTGGTACAAGCGGAGCTTTCGAGCAAACTAACGTCCTTGCGGACTTTTCATACGACAACTAGGTGATACCATGCCAACAAACAAAATCGATTCAAATCTCACAGGCCTCCGTTATGCGGATGAGACCTCCCTTGGCGTCGTCCCTGGCGGCGCTGTATGGAAACCACTGGAGCCGAACAGCTACGGCGACTTCGGCGGCAGCACTGCCGTTACGGCCCGCAATACGCTGAACGCATCGCGCCAGCGTAAAAAGGGCGTCGTAACCAGCAAGGACAGCAAGGGTGCTTTCGAGCTTGACCTGACGCTGGACAACATGTACGACCTGTTGCAAGGCTTCATGTTTGCCGACTGGCGCAAAAAAGGCGAGTTGTTTCCAACGGCTGTTGCCGCTGGTTCGTACACCGTGGCAGCTAACGGCACCCTCTTCCGTGCGAACGATTTGCTGGTTGGCAGTGGCTTCGGCGTTGCGGCTAACAACGGCGTCAAGATTGTTACGGCTGCCGCTGCCGGTTCCGTTACTGCAACCGGCGCAGTGCTGGAAGCAGGCCCGCCAGCCATTGCGCAAATTGACCGCATTGGTCACCAGTTTGCAGCAGGCGACGCAACCCTGACCATTACGGCTGGTGTTGCTGCCCTAGTAACCACGACCAAGAACCTCACCGAACTGGGTCTTATCCCTGGCGAATGGGTCTGGCTCGGCGGCGACCAAGCAGCAGAGCAGTTTGTTAACGCTGTCAACCGGGGCTTCGCCCGCGTCGACACCATTGCCGCAAACAAGATTACGTTCTCCAAAACGTCCAACGTGTTTGTCGCAGACGCAGGCACCGCCAAAACGGTTCGTATTTTCATCGGCGACGTGCTGAAGAACGAAAGCGACCCGACGCTCATCAAGACGCGCAGCTACCACCTGGAACGCTCGCTGTCGTCGGCTGGTTACGAGTACGTTAAAGGTGCAGTGCCTAACGAACTGTCGATTAAGCTGAGCGCAGAAGACAAGGTTACGGTCAACCTGAACTTCATCGGTACCGACTCCGAGACCGCTGCATTCGGCGCGCAAAAGGCAGGCACCCGCCCAGCCCTAACCAGCTCGTCTGTTGCGTTCAATACCTCGTCTGACTTCAGCCGCCTGCGCCTGGACAAAGTTGACAACACGGGCTTGGCGTCGTTCCTGGCCGAAGCAAGTGTTGAAATTAAGAACGGTGTTACGCCGCTCAAGGCACTGGGCAAGCTGGGTTCGTTCGACGTTAGCCTGGGCGACTTCATGGTTGCTGCCAGTGTAACGGCTTACTTCAACGACATTGCTGCCGTTGACGCTGTGAACGCCAACGTGGACACCTCGCTGGACTTCGCGCTGTGCACCCGTAATACGGCCATGCTGTTTGACATGCCGCTGTTGTCGATCGGTGCCAGCAAGTTGCAGGTTGCCAAAGACGCGCCAATCAAGCTTCCGCTTGCCATTGACGCAGCAGCCCATGCTACACTGGACCACACGCTGCTCGTAAACAGCTTCGGCTATCTGCCAACCATCGCAGAAGCCTAATTCGGCGGGGGCTTCGGCCCCCGTTTTATCGTAGTGCCTTTTAGGAAACCAAATGACAACCCTCAACAAAGACGTTGCTGCACCAGTCAGCATTAAAGCCTCCAGCCCTTACGCACACTTCGCAACCGACAAGGCTGCCGAAAAGCAAGGCGTTGTGGTCGACTACGGCGATTTCTGGTTCCGTGTTGCACGCACTGGCGGCGCAAATACCAGCTACACCAAACGCTTGACCTCAGTGTTCAAGCCGTACCGCCGCGCTATCCAAACCGACACCATGAAAGACGAACTGGCCGAAAAGCTGATGCGCGAAGTGTTTGCTGAAAAAGCCGTCATTGGCTGCGGCAGCACTGCATTCGGCGACGGTTTCATGCCGGACGCCAACGGCGAACGCATGGAAATGACGGAAGCCAATCTGGTGCAGATGTTCACCGACTTGCCCGACCTGTTTAAAGACCTGCAAGAGCAGGCCGGTAAGGTGTCGCTGTATCGTCTGCTGGAAGCGGAAGAAGACGCAAAAAACTAATAGAAGTCCTTCTTTACAACCTTAAGCAAGGCCCCGTTGAACGGCAGATTATTGATGCCTGTATTAAACGGGGCCAACCGTTACCGGACGCGATTGCAAATGCGCCTGTGCTATTCGAAGGCTTAAGCGGGTACTACTCCGCATTTTCGGACCTGTCATCGTGCCGCAGCCTGGGCATGGCGGCAGGTCCAATACCTTGGACAGCAATTAACGAGTACGCAATAAGGCATGCCATAGACGGCGAGGATTTTGAAGAACTCGTTGAGATGGTTCGTAAGATGGACAACGCTTGGTTGGACCATAGCTCTAAGTCAAATAAGGCTGCGTCGGCCGAATAGGAGATAATAATGAACTTCGCTCAATTCGGCCGCCGTATGCAACAAATCGGCGTTAATGTTGAAACCAACGCTGCCAAAGCCGTAAAACTCACCGCCCTTGCTGTAGATCAAACCGTGGTTCTTGCAACCCCTGTGGACACTGGCCGAGCCCGCGCCAACTGGCAGGTACAGGCGGGCGCTGCGCCAGCGGGAGTTCGCGATGCCTACGTGCCCGGTACAGGTGCTACCACGGGCGCGCAAAACGCGCAAGCGGCCATTGAACAGGGTAAAATAGCGATCAGCGCTGCCACCCCTGGCTTAGCCATTCACATCACTAATAACCTGCCGTACATTGGCAAACTAAACGAAGGTCACTCGGCCCAAGCCCCAGCAGGGTTCGTTGAGCAGGCAGTACAAAACGGCGTCGCAACAGTGCGACGTACAAGACTTATAGAATAGGCTTGCCATGACAGTAGAACGCATTGATATTGTAGTCCGGGAAGATGGTTCGCGCGTTGTACGCCGCAACCTTGAAGACCTGGGAGACACTGCAACACGCAGCCAATCTACTATCGAAAAGCTGAAAGGCGCACTAGCCGGTTTTGGCCCGCTGCTTGCATCAATGGGTATCGGCTTTGGCATTGCCGAAATCATCCGCTATACGGACACCTGGGCTAACTTGGAGGGACGCTTGCGTCTTGTAACCACAAGTTCCAGCCAGCTTGCCCGCGTCCAAACGGACCTGTTTAACGTAGCACAGCGCACGCGCTCGTCGCTCGAAGCAACCATTGACTTGCACGCCCGCGTTGCCCGGTCGACCGAGAACCTGAACGTTAATGATTCGCAACGGCTGCGCGTAACCGAGGCTATCAACAAAGCTGTGGTGATTAGCGGCAGCACTGCAACTAGCGCCGCTGCTGCCCTCATGCAGTTGGGTCAGGGCTTTGCCTCCGGCACGTTGCGCGGCGAGGAACTGAACTCCGTTATGGAACAGACGCCACGTCTGGCGGAGGCCATTGCTGCCGGTATGGGTAAAACCATCGGCCAACTGCGCGCCATGGGCCAAGCAGGCTTGCTGACGTCCGAACAGGTGTTTAAGGCACTGGAAAGCCAGTCCGTGAACTTGCAAAACGAGTTTGCCAAGATGCCTATTACCATCGGCCAGTCGTTCACTGTGCTAACTAACGAGCTGATGAAGTTCATTGGCACGGCCAACACGGCAAACGGTAACGCCAAGTTCCTGTCTGACGCAATCCTGCTGGTTTCGCGTAACATTGACGTCATTATGGCTGCAATGCGCGGCCTGCTGGTGCTTAAAGTATCGGAGTTCTTCCTTAACAGCACCGTTGCAATTTACGGCAAAATTACCGCCATGATGCAGCATAGCGCCGCACTGCGAATGGATACCGTGTTTGAGATTGCGTCTGCCGAAGCTAAGCTTGCAAGCACCAGCGCGACGCTCGTGCAGTTGCAAGCAACCCAGGGTGCCATTGTGGCGTCGCGGGCCGAGCAGGTCACGCGCCTGGGCCAAGCCAACGCCAACATACAAGCGGCCCGTGCGTCCATGGCTGCTGCGTCCGCAGCCGGTGCGCAAAGCTTTGCCCTTGCCGTCCTGCGTACCGCTACCGCAGAGCTCGCCGTTGCTGAGGCCGCACGCACCGCAGCCTTGGCCGCCCTGGCTGTACTAGGGGGCCAGCAGGCCCGCGTAACCGCAAGCCTTACCGCAGCCACCGCAGCCCAAACGGCGGCCCAGGCGGGCCTTACAGCAGCGCAGGGGGCAGGTGCGGTGACCGCAGGCTTGGCAACCCGCGCCTTGGGCTTCCTGGGCGGTCCTATCGGCATTATTACAACCGTGCTTAGCTTGGGCGCTGCTGCCTGGGCGCTGTGGGGCAACAAGGCTGTTGAGGTAGAGCAAACCGCAGCAGAAACGGTAGAAAGCAAGACCGCGGAAATCATTGCCAACCTGGACAAGCAGATTGCCAAACTGGAAGAACGTAACCGCCTTGCTCAGCTGGACCCAACCCTTGTTAAAGGCGACACCGCTGCGGACGAGCAAAAGCGGTCCGTCATGACGCAAATGAACGCCATTGGCACCGACCCAACAATGGACGCAGCCACCAAGACAGAAATCTTGCGCGTCCTGGGTAGCCAGTACAACGACTTGACAATGCGCGCCGACCGCCTTGCTGCGGCCAACGACAAGGCAACGGACAGCTTGCGCGGCGACAAGCTTAAGGAGTTCATGGGCAAGTACGCAACGTCCGCAGAGGCCCGTAACAAGGAGATTGCAGAGTGGAAGAAAACGCTCGGTGACATGTACAGCCCTGAGGTTGAAAAGCGCATTAACGAGAAGTATAAAGACCCGGTTGACAACTCGCCTAAGCAGGCCAACCGTGCAGCAATCCAAGCCTTGGAGATGCGTCAGAAGCTGGAGAAGGCTGTTATGGAAGCGGGCATGGACGAAGCGGAGTCCCTGGCGCGGCGCGGCCTCATTACGGAGCAGCAGCTTATTTACAAGCGGCTTGACCTTAAGCTGTTTGAGAACTCAGAAATGAAGAAGTTTACGGAAGCCGAGTTGGCCCTGGCTGGTGGCAAGGACCAGCAAGCAGCACGGGCGCGGTTCATTGGCGAACTGGCGTTGCTGGAGCAACAGCGCAAGGGCATTATCACCGGCACTGAAAACCAAATCCAAGAGCTTATGGATGCTGCCGCGCAAAAGGACTTGGAGCGGTACAACGCCAGCACGCAGCAGGTGTTCAACCAAGCCCAGTCGGCGCGCGAGCGTATCGAAACATACGGCATGCTGCCCGCAGCAATTACTGCATCCGCCATTGCGCAGGAGCAGGAAAACATCGCGCTTGCGGACAGCATGGGTGCCGAGCAAACCAAACTGGACGCCATGCGTCAACGCCTGTTGGCACTGCAACAGTTGCAAGGGTTCCAGCAGCAGGGCGCGGCGCAAGAGCTGGCGGACTCCGACGTTAAAAAGATCGGCCAAGAGTGGGCCGACCTGGGCAACAGCATTGCCAACAGCATGACGGCTGCGTTCGGAAAGGTAGGCAAGGCTGTTGGTACTGTGGTCAGTGCTTTTGGTGAGATGCGCAAGTCGCAAGCAGACATTACGCTGGTAAGTGCCAACCGTATGAAAGCAATGGCTGGCTACCCTGAACTTATCGCCAAGGAAGAAGTTCGCGCAGCCCGCGAAGGCGAAATTGCACGGGTAGGTGCTTACGCCAACATGGCAGGCGCAGCTAAGAACTACTTCGAAGAAGGCACTGCCGGTTACAAGGTTATGCAGACTGTTGAAAACGGCTTCCGCACTTGGCAGATGGCGATGGAACTTAAGGCAATGTACACGAGCCTAACGTCGACGGCGGCTAAGACTTCTGCAGCGGTTGGCGGCAAGGTTGCAGAAGGTGCGGCAATTTCAACGGTTGCTGCCATCGACACCGCTACAACCGGCATTAGCATTTCCAACTCCATTGCCAAGGGCATTGCAGCAGCGGGCGCAGGCGTTGCCCAAATGTTCGCATGGCTTGGCCCTTGGGCATGGCCTGCAATCGGCGCTATGGTGGGCACCCTGGCGCTGTTTGGCATTAACGCAGGCAGCAGCGGGGGCACAGGCCCCACGGCCGAAGACCGCCAGAAAACCCAGGGTAGCGGCACGGTACTTGGCGACAGCGGTGCCAAGTCCGAATCCATTGGCAACTCGCTTAAAATCATGGAGCTCAACTCGTCGCTTGGCCTGGGCTACCAGAACAGTATGCTGGAGGCACTGCGCAATATTGAGAGCGCGCTGTCTGGCGCGGCTAAGGGCCTGTTGCAGACTACCGGCTTAACGGGCGGTAGCGCGTTTGGGTCACAAAACACGGACAGCAAAAACTTCTTCGGCTCGGACAAGACGTCTACCATTGCAGACACTGGCGTACGCATCCAAGGCAGCTTTGGCGCGCTACGTGCTGGTAGAGGTACGGGCACCCAGTACGAGGACATTAACAAGACCAGTGACGGCGGTTGGTTCCACGGCGACAAGGCTTGGACCGAGCGTAACACAAAGGGTCTTGGCAGCGAGCAGATGAAGTCGTTTGCGCTTATCTTCGACAACATGGGCGCATTGCTTACGGACGCAGGTGTTAAACTGGGCGGCGACGCCAAGTCTATTACCAACGCCATTAACACCATGACAGTAGACTTCTCTGTAAGCCTGCGTAACTTGCAAGGCCAAGAACTTACGGACGCGCTCAACGCAGGTGTTAGCGTTGCGATGGACAAGGTAACGACGCAGGTGTTCCCGTTTATTACTAAGTTCCAAAAGATGGGCGAGGGCCTGGGCGAAACACTGGTGCGTGTGGCAACCGAGTTCGGCGCAGTTGAAAGTGTCTTTAACAGCATGGGCAAGTCGTCTGGCAAGCTGACCGGCTACTCGGTAGAAGCCCGCGACCGCTTGGTGGAACTGTCCGGCGGCCTGGAAGCATTTGCCAACAAAGCTGAAGTGTTTATGAAAGGGCTGTACAGCGAGGACGAGCAGCGCGCAGCCAGCAAGGCAAAGCTGAACCCGGTACTGGCGCAGTATGGCCTGACCACAGAAGGTGCCAACGCACAGCGCATGTTCCGTGACTTCGTTAAGGGCCTGGACGCTACTACGGTTGCAGGTGCCAAGACGTACGCGGCCCTTATGGACATAACCCCTGCGTTCCTGGCTGTAACGGACGCAGCAGCAAGCGAGCGCCGCGACTTGCTGGAAGAGTACAACGAGCTAACTAAAACCAGCACGCAGTTGATGAAGGAACAGCGCGACGCACTAGACCCGGCCAACCGCGCATTGTTCGACCAGATTAACGCGGTTAAGCGGCTCAACCAAGCTAACGAAGACCTGCGCCAAGCGTATAACGACACGTACGACGCGGGCACGGAGTCGCTGGAGCGCCTGGGCGACTTTGCCAAAGGGCTGCGCGACTTTACAGACGATCTTAAGCTTGGCGACCAGTCCATTATGACGCCGCAGGACAAGTACGAAGAAGCCCGCAAGCAATACGATGCTGTGGTTAAGGCGGCCCAGGGCGGCGACGTAGACGCGCAAGGCAAGTACCAGGACATCGCCCGCGAGTTCTTGAAGCTGTCGGAGACTGTGAACGCAAGCGGTGCGGCATACACCCAGGACTACCAACGGGTGCTTGCAGATGCCAAGCAAACCGAACTGTACGCCGTTGCACAAATTGACGTCGGCCGCGCCAGCCTGGAAGCCATGCGCCAACAGGCCGGTACGCTGCTGGATATCGAAAAGGCAACCATGTCTGTTGCCGCTGCAATCACTGCGCAAAACGCCGCGCAAATTGATGTCGTGCAGACCTTGTTTAAAGCCGTGCTTGGCCGTGCGCCTACAGACGCGCAGCAAACAGACTATCGTACTGCCTTGGCAAACGGTACGCCAATCGACGAACTCACTGCACGTTTGCAGATGACGCCTGAGTACGGCAACGGCGTGCAACCTTCCAACACCGCGCAGCCTAGCATAGATTACAATACGTACGGCACCGCTGCCATGGCCCCGCTCACGGAAGAGATTAAGCGTCTCAACGCACTGCTGGCGGACAAAGAAAAAGCCCAGGCAGAACGCGATGCAGACATTGTTGCCGCAACGTTCGAGGCCAGCGAACTCAACGCCCAAATGATTCGCGAAGAATTGGCACAGTCCCGGCGCTCGCGGTTTATGGATATGACGGAATCAGATTTGCGAAGGAATGACATTCGATGATAACAGACGCACAGTGGACCGCATGGCTTAAACGCGATGCGGCCCGCATTTACCTGCTGGACATCGAGGCCCAAATTGGCGGCACGGAAAGCATTGTGCGCGTGTCTGACATTGCGTACACCACGTCGCCAACAGACACGCCCGCAAACACCCCGTACACGCCCTGTGCAAGCGTTGGCACGGGGTTTGTGGAGCGCCTGTCGCTAACGGACACCGCAAGCTTACAGCATGGCACAGTGCGCCTGCGCAACGTGGACGGCGCGCTTGACGCCTGGGTTGCCTACGTGTGGACCAACCGCACCCTCACGGTGTCGCTTGGCGACCCTAGTTGGCCGCGTGCAGACTTCCGCGTGCGCTTCGTTGGCACCATTGCAGAGGTGTATCGCGAGGGCACCGACATAATGATTAAGTTTCGTGACAAGATGGAGCGCCTTAACACGCCTGTCACAGAAGCCAAATTGGCAGGCGACACGCTTAACAGCGACGCCGTCGTGCCGGTTGGCGTAGGCGAAATACACAACGCAACCCCGGCGCTTAAGAGTGCGGCAACCAGGACGTACCAGTTTAATAGCGTGCTGTCCGAGCTTATTATTGAAGTTAAAGACAACGCGGTTCCTATTGCCTTTAGCGGCAATTTGCCCACTGGCGAATTCACGCTGCCGGTAGAACCAAAGGGCACCATTACGGTGTCCTTTCAAGGCGATGCTGTGGAAGGGTACAAGAACACGGTTGCGGGCTGCATTCGCCGTCTAGTAACCGCGTACGGCAAGGTTAGCACCCGGTTCGCCAACACGGACCTGGAGCTGGACACAAGCAAGCTGGGCAACCTGGTTTCCTTTGATACGGCCAACCCGCAGAAGGTGGGCCTGTGGCTACCAACCCGCACGAACGTCATTACCGCAATCCAGACGCTGGCGAACAGTATTGGCGCACAGGCGGTAATGTCCCGTACGGGTCTGCTACGGCTGTTTAAAATAGACTTGCCGGTAGTGACCACAACTCGCGACATTACGCCTGCCATGTACATGGCAGGCACTTTCAAGGCTGCGGGCACGACGCCAATCCAGGCGTCTGTTGTGCTGCTGTACAACAAGAACTGGACCGTACAAACAGAGCTTAAGACTACCATGCCAGCGGCGCACCGCGCCCTGTATGCACTGGAGTGGTTGCGCAAGTCCTTTACCGTTACTACTGTTAAGACCGCGCACCGCCTGGACACGGAACCCGAGCCGAAAGAAACAATGCTGCTGGACTCCGTTGAGGCGCAAACCGAGTGTACCCGGCTCGCCAACCTGTGGAGCGTAGCGCACGAGCTTTACGAGTTCGAAGGCAAGCCCGAGTTGCTTGAATTAGAGCTAGGCGAAAAGGTGCGTGTGTACTATCGCCGCTTCGGCTTCCTTACCAGCAAAAACGCCATGGTAATAAGCCTGGAACCAATCTACAAAAACAGTCACGTTAAAGTGGGAATTATCGTATGAGCGCAATTGTCAACGAACGCGACAAACTAATGCAAGCGGCAGCCAGCCGCAGTACGCCAGACGGTTCGTTTAGCGGCAATTGGGCGGACATTACCGGCACGGGTAAGCCTGCCGACAACGCTACGGTTGGGGCCAACTGGGCAACCAACGTTATCGGCGCAGCGGCGGTCAACAGCGCCATTACAAACGCACAAAACGATGCCACGTTGGCGAATACGCGCTACAACAATATTTCTAGCGACGGCGTGCTCGACCGTAGTGAAAAAGCACAGGTTTTTTTGGATTGGCAGGCAATTGAAGGGGAATTTACGGGGCTTATCAATAAAGCCGCCGACCTCGGAGTGCCCTCCACTGCATACTTGGCGGCCCTTAACGCCTTAGCCGACTATTTGAGTCTGCTGTCGCCTGCTTGGAACAACACCGCGCTTGATACCAACATCGACCGCACAGTGTTCAACGCAAAATGGACCGGCTATTACAATGCCAAGGCCGCACTGCTTACTGCGATTTACGTGAAAGCAGCAGGAGCGCCTTTGGCAGTTATTGGGGGCCGCAACCTGCATCCTGATAGTGGATTTGAACGCGGAACTCACCCCTGCACCGACAAGAGTAACGCAGTATCCAACTCGATTGTTGGCAATGTTATTGCGGTGGATGCAGGAGTGTACGCAGGTACAAAGGCTTTGTTTATAGACACGGCTGGCGGGGATGCTTACGTCTATATCGGAGGCCCGAAAACCGCCGTTGTGGCAGGTCGGCAATACATGCTGTCGTTCATGTATAAGACTGCAACAAACGGAACCATCACCGGCAGCAGTACGTTCATTCGCTATAATAATGACTTTAATTTGGCAATGACCCTGCCTGTTTTAAACACTGCATCAGTTTGGACCGTTTGCGAAATGCCGTGGACCTGCCCAAGTGGTGTTACGAGTATCGAAT